ATGGACCAGAAAGTGAGCCAGCTCTTGGAGGACTGGCACAAGTTTTTAGATTCAGAGAGCACGTGGCAGTCGCCAGCTTCCTGCTACCGATACCTCATGTCGATCGCTGATCGGCTTCATGCGTTGGCAGCAATCGACCCGATGGAGCGTTTCGAAATGATGGAACTGGCAAGCGCGGCATTTTGTTACTACGTCGAGGCGAATCCAGAGGAATGGCGCTGCCCTGCTTCCAACTACGCGGTATTTAACGAGGCGGGTACCCAGGTAGGGACGCTGCTGGGCAGTAGATATATCCTGCACGTTCCCGAGGTCGAACCGGACCACAAAGCCTATTTGGCCATCCTGCGAGATGACAACACGCTGCTGACTCACACGCATCAGCTTTACGGACGCCTGGACGGCCGGTATATCAAAACCGAGACCGGTCAGAGGGTGGTGCTGGTCGAGCTGAATCGGCAGTTTTCAGGTGTGATTCGCACGCGAATAGACGATCCCTATCAGTACCGGACCATCATCGAAGCGGCGACGCTTGCGCTTGAGTCTGGAGACCTGGCCCAGTACATCAAGTTATGGGAGCGCGAAAACTTCTCCGTCTACCGCCAGTGCTCACGGTGCTGTGATCGCTTCGAGCTGCGCGATGACTGCACCGACTGCTCTGGGCGTGGATTTGTCGAGGACCCGCAATGCCCGAGCAAACTTCCGCGCAGCTGGGGCTGTCAACAGAAGACAAACGCCGCGTAGCAGGTGAACGTCATGTGTGGAAGGATTGTTCAAAAGGCAGGAATGCCGGAGTACTTCAGCGAGCTGGCGCCGCGCTTTCGGATACTGAGCGGCTACGATGGCCAACCTATCGGCCGGTACAACGTGGCGCCGACGACAAAGGTCAACATCCTGCGTGTGGCAGACGACGCGGTCTATGTGGACCCGGTCAAATGGGGATGGGCGCCGTTCTGGGCGAAGGGGAAGCGGCCCGACCCGATCAATGCCAGGGTCGAGACGGTTGCTACGGGGAAGTTTTTCAAACAACTCTGGCCGAACGGCAGAGTGCTTGTTCCCAGCGATGGGTGGTTCGAGTGGGTCAAGGACGAACACGATCCGAAAAAGAAACAGCCCTACTTCATCCGACTGAAAAGCCAGGCGCCGATGTTTTACGGCGCCCTCGCCCACGTCACACCTGGTCTTGAGCAGCACGACGACGACGGCTTCGTGATCATCACCGCAGCGAGCGACCAGGGCATGGTGGACATTCACGACCGCCGGCCATTGGTGTTGTCGCCGGAGCTGGCCAGAGAGTGGATGGATGCGTCCACGGATGCGATCAGAGCAGAAGAAATCGCGAAGAAATGCTGCCGGCCGGTTGAAGACTTCGAATGGTTTCCGGTGGGCAAAGAGGTGGGAAATGTGCGCAACCAAGGTGCGGAGCTAATCGAGCCAGTTGCCAGGCCCTGAGTGGGAACGTAGCCAGAGCAACGCGGGAGAATGCGGACACCCGCGTACAGCTCAGTCATCACCCCGAAACAGGGCGACCGCCAATCCAATCAGCGTCGTTGTCGCGATTACTCCTATCATCGCCAGTGTGTAAGCCTCTGCCACGTTGCTGCTCATCATCTTGGTGGTTGGAACCGCTGCTCGGCCACCTTTCGTTGATCAGCTTTGCGACTAGCAGTGATTCATCAATCACCCGTTCTGCGCTTTCAAACAAAAGCATCGGTGGCATTTCAAGATAGCTCGCCACATCAAGCTTGGCCTGTACCGCCAAAGCGTACGGATCAAAGCCAAGCCGGAATGCCGCATGAAACACGGCGACGAGCGTGTTGCAATACACTCCATCTGCAGTCATGTCCATAATCGCTCCCGAGTCGTTATTCAGGAACAGCCCCACCTTGCGGCTGCCCCACTGATGAAAATCAGTCTTTCCATTCAAGGCCCACGGTTATCTGGCATCAAGTTTTTGGCGATCAATGCCCGACCTCCCGTCGATCTCTCTGTGTTCCTAGCCGAGTAGAATTGCCTCCCCCTTCGCACGCCTTGCCATGCCATGCCGTCCAATGCCAGACTGATCATAGCGTCAGCCCGGCTGAGCAGTTCGGGGGAGCACCGCATAGCCGATAGACAAATAATATGACGAATCGCGCGCTGCGCAGGTAAGGTCGATTTCCTAGACAAGATATTACAATCCTACGGCTCAGATCAGATCCTCATCTTGAGCAGCGAATGCTGCATTTATTTTCTTAAACAATGCCAAAAATTTCTGACTAGAATCATAGGTTGCGTCGTCTTCATAAAGATCAAACATGAATTTCATAAACGCTTTTTTAGAAGCGTCCCGGACTCTAAAGGAGATTAGTTTATCATCAGAGTCGATAATTGGAGATCCACCCTCAAACCAAGCAGGCTCGTGAGCACAAGCGGCTAATATCCAGTCATCAGGAAATAGGCCTTCGATAGGATGACCGCCAGGGGTAAGCACGTATTCTTTGTTCGCGTTAAAGGAATAATCTTTGTTCGCGGCGTAATGTGCCAACTCCTTAACCGCTTCCACGCCAGCCTTGTCACCATCAAACAAAGAGACTATTAGGACCTCGTCATGAAGCAAACCAAAATTAGACTTAAGAAATCCTTTTAAATCGGACACACCGGTAAAATCTTTTATCAGTTTGTCGCGACTATTTAGATATGGATATTGTGCACGCATCTCAGGAAGTAGGCAATCCCAGACATGCTCCAAATACATCCTATCGGTCTCACCCTCAACAAAGACGTTGACACGAGCCAATCCAAAGTAATCCGAAAATTTCACGCCTAGCGACAGCCTAATTGCAGCTGTAGCTTCACGATGGCTACTAAAGCGCCTGACTATTGAATTCTTTTGCTTCGATGCTCTCACTATACCTTGTACAAGACGCACATCGGCGGGAACGAAATTAATGGCATGGGTAGTTTTCACAACTGTAGAAATGCTGGTCAAACCATCGAGAATTCTAGAGGCCTTAGCTCCCAGCGCAGGGTGCATATAAGTCTCAGGCTCTTCAATAAGCCAGATTACGCTAACGTCATTCTGTTGCTCAGTTATCCACTTGAAGGACGAAAGCAAAACCGCTGCTTGAATGCCCATGCCTTTTGAATAAATTGAGCTTTGATCGGGGTCTGATACGTGCAGATCGAACCCAGTAATAAGATCACTAAGCGCACCATTCGGTATATCAAACCCTACACTAACATTAAGAAGACCGTTATCCACCAGCACTTCATTCATACTTTTCGATATTGCTGATACGCTTTGTCGTATTCTTACAACATGATCTTTTAAAACTTTTCCAACCTGAAGTCGTATAAACGGAGAAACGAACTCACCATACAACTCATCGATAGATTTTTTGGACGGAATATAATAACATTTAAACGAATCCAATACAGATTGTATAAATGATTTCTGCGCCATTGAGTACTGCGGCGACTTACCTTCTGGACGCTTCACACCTGGATAAACCTGATATACAGGATTGTCACCATTAAAGTACACATTGATCGAAAATTCATTACTGTCGTCAGTCTGACCTAACAGAGTTCTTAGCTTGCCTAACTTGACGAAAATTTCCTTATCTACTCCTACCGGGTCCCCACTAAAGTGACATGTCAAACTTGTTTTCACAGACTTTTCTCTAAACGAAAGGTCTACTCTATGATCATAGCCGTTGCGATTCTCATAACCTGTAAAGAACATATAGACGGCCATTAAAACATTAGTTTTACCAGCATTATTAGGCCCTACCAGCGTCAAACCGTTAGCTAAACTCAAAACTTGCTCGGTGGTAACGGTTCGAAAATTTTTAATGCGCAATGAGTCTAATTTCACAATGCTTCCCTGCCGTAAATACAACTTATCTCACGAGCATCAAAATACCCGTATTAATGTCCCGCTCAAGATAGCTGAACCGAATCAGGAATGACAGCGCTATGCAAGCCTTAAACTTGCAACCGGCGGCGTAAACGCTCGAATGTAAGCTCAAGCCGCCGAAGCCAACGGATCGCGGTAATGGCATTTGACGTGGCAAGGACGGCACACCATACGCAGTACATGGATTTCAAGAGTATTCTAGCGCCTTCGGAGTCCGTCGCTTCCGTTGAGTGCTGCTGGATTTAAAGCATCGTAGGAGTCCTCACACGCCTGCCTCGCTACTCTGAGCTGATCAGCGTAGCGCGCCAGCTCTCCCGCTCGCGCATCAGCCCGGCTGAGCAGGTCGGAGAGCACCATGGCAGCGCGGGTGGCATTCTTGCTTCGATCGGCAATTCCGGGATCGCTGGGCACGCAACTGGCGGAGGCTGCCAGCTTTCCGGCTTCACTGCGCAGCCAGTCGCCAGAAGCGTCAGCGACAACAGCATCAGCGATCGCAGCGGTCTGTTCTTGTCTCGCATCATTTGCCACCTGGTTGGCCGCTTTCTGGCGGCGTTGCTCTTCGGTTCGATATTCGTTCGTGGTGGTGGCCACGGCCTGTGACTGGGTGCTGACCTGTTCGGCCCACTTTGCCTGCCATGCCAGATCCGTGACGTTCGCGCCGTGCCGGTATGCGCCGTACAGAGCACCGGCCACGGCCAGCAGGATCAGCAGCACGCCGCCAAGGCGGGCGTAAAGCCGGGTCACGCCAGCACCTTCAGCGCCCGCTCGTACAGCGCCTGCCGATCAGCCAGCCCATTCGTCCCGCCGTTGATGCGCCTGGTGATCTGCAGGAAGTCGCCCTTGTCGGCCAGCGAATTCAGGCCTCGGCTGCTCCAGTACCAGGCAGCAGACATTGCGGCGTGCTGGGGCAGCTCGAGCAGTTCGGGATGACTGATCAGATCCAGTGCCAGCGCCTCGCCGCATTCGGCATAGTTGGCCCGGCCCGTGATCTGAATCAGGCCGCGCCCGCGGTACTTCGAGCCGTCGCCCGCCACGGTATTGCCGAGGTCCTTGCGGCCTTCATAACCCAGCTGCTGCGCCGTAGGCCCCCAAATCTCACGCACGTAACGCAGCTGGCCGGACTCATGGCCGATCTGAGCCAGAAATGCTGCGATGCGCTCAAGGGTGATGATCTGGTATTTGCCCATGGCGGTGTTCAGGGCTGGAACAAAAACGCCGACTTTAGCGCCGGCGTTCGGGAGTATCTTCAGCAGCTGCTGTGCGGTGATGGGCATTCAGGTTTCTCCAGGCAAAAAAATACCCGCTCGATGGCGGGGTGAGGGTGCTGCTGTTATTTCGTTACGCTGCGGCCTGCTCCGGCGGGGACTGCATCGAAGCCTTAAGCGCGATCACCTCGGCGCGCAGCTCTTTGACGGCGCCCATCAGATCGGTGATCAGCGCCATCGGGTCGAGCTGTTGGATTAATGGGTTGCCTTCCGCATCTACTCCGTCTTTTTCACCGGAAGCGGCGAAAGGGTTCACCGCCTGCGCTTCGTGGGCAATCAAGCCTTGGAAGGTTGTAGTCCCCCCTTTGAACACGTCTCCAAAGTTCTTGCGTTGGTAGGTTACGATGCGATAGGCGTCGATCCTGTCCAGATAGGAAGGAGTTGCAGCGTCCTTGATGTACTTCTTGATGCGGTAGTCCGAGGTAAACAGCGTCATCGTTCCGACGTAGGTGGTGTCAACCCACACGTCCACGTTAGACCCGGTCCAGTTGAAATTGTAAACCGTTCCGCCACGCCCGGCGCTTAGCCCAGCTCGACACCAGGTGCCCGCCGATTCCAGCCTGCCAGATACCTGCATGGCCCCCTGCAGGGTCAAAACGCCGGCCACTTGGTTGATCAGTCTGACGTCATAGTCGGCGGCAGAGTTGTTGTAGTGGAAGTCTATATAAGGACTGGGGCCAAACAGCTCAAAGCCGCCGAAACTTGGGGATTGGCCCGGCCCTAAGCCAAGAGCATTTCGCGCTGTGGTTTGGGAGTTGCCGCCGGTTCCGCCAGAAGCGATTGACAAGGGAGAGGCCGATATCGTCAGAGACGGGACTGTCAGCAACCCGTCGTAACTGTACGTCATGGTTGGGCCGGTCGCTGTGTTGGCACTGTTGACGGAGCGCCAGGTAAAACCACCAGTACCACCGCCACGGTTGACGATAAAGTGGCCCTCACCGGTCCCACTGGAGTTCCAGCCCGCATACATGCCTTGCACGTTGTACAAGGCGGAAGCTTGCTGGACACCCCATTCCGAGACCAGCAGCCGCCCATCAGATCGGCCGGTACCACCCTTTGCAAGAGGCAGCACATCGTAATTACCCGTGGTGCCCAGCGCAGCCATCTTGTCGCCGAACTGGACCCTGAGCTGATTGAACGCATCGACCAACAATTTCGGGTATCCCTGAACTGGCATGATTGCATAGGCCGAGCCGTTGACGGTCGGGCCTTTGTACGCTGGCAGAATTGAGATAACCGTGGGGCTGGCCACATTCGTAATTTCGTAATTGAGCCCGTCCGGACCTACAAAGGCATCACCGATACGCGCGCTTGCATCAAATCCGGCGTTCACGCCAACTACAGCAGTTGATCCGTTTGTAACGGACACGGTCCCGCCTCTAAGCCATGGCATAGGGTTTCCTTGAAAATTAGTTGTAAGGGAATGGCAGGTTCGCTGTCGGAACAACCAGCGCCTGCGGAAAACGGTCTAACGGTAAATTGGCAAGCGAGCCGGGGATGCTGTACTGGTTTCCAGATAGGTCGATGCTGGACGTTGCTCCAGCAGGAGCGAACATGAAACTAATCCCACCGCTGCGCCCGTAAGCGCCTTCAGAGAAGCCAATGACTTTGGCGTTCACATTCGTCAGGTTGCCGTCAATATATCCAGCTGCGCCACGGGACCAAGGCAGGCAAGCAGCATATTCAACGCCCTGACCAAGCGGCACATCAACGACAAAATGGGCTTGGAAGTCCACTGATGCGGTCTGCGGCTGAATTGCCTGCCAAGCACCTCCTGCATAAGGCAGAACTCTGCGATTCCAGGCATCTGCCGCACCTGGTGATGGCGCCTGCACCGCTGCAACTACGTTGAGCGGCGGCTGCAGTGAATTGAAGGTGCAAACGCCTTGATCGGTGAACGTCTTCAGGTACGGCGATCCGGCGATATTGTCCGCCATCAGATCGAAAACGTAAGCTCTGGTCGCCTCGCTTGCCGCGCTGTAGTGAAACGTCATGGTAGCTCCGCTAATCGATGTTCCTTGCAGGCAGCCCTTGCCAACAAGGAACACGATGGGCGAGCGCGGGTTGCTCACCGTAATAGTGAACATCTGATCTCCGGTTCGCGTGCTATCTCTGTAACTCCCTCCTTGATCAGGGTCATTTGTGATCGACCGCAATACCCTCCGCTGCCAAACCTCACCGGCGACCAAGTAACCGCTTTTAACAAGCCCGTAACAAATCCGGGAAGTGTCAAAGAGCAGTTCACCGGTATCCTTGTTCACTACCAATGAAGGCATCAGTAATACCCATAGAAGATTCGACAGTTTGCCGAGAAGTATCCCCAGCCGTTTGTGTTGTATGAATAAGCCCAGGACAGGGAAGTACCTGATAGCGTGACGCCCGGCTTCTTGCCTTTTTCCTGCTGTAGATCAACCAGCGGGACCACAATAAAGTAAGCGCTCTTACCGGTGGGCGGCGCTGGAATGGCCACCGCCCCGTCAACGCTATTGGTGTCCACACTGCCCATCGTCTGGCTGAGCTTCATGGTCATGTCGACCAGCACTCTTCCATCGGCCGCTTTAATCGTTATGCCTGTCATTTCAAAGACTCAGGTCAATGCCTAAAACTCCATTGGCGTGATACATCTTGATGGCTGAGTTGCCGATGGTTGACCTTCGCCCATCGGCCATACTTCCATTGAGCTGCCACGGACCAGTCTTCGGAAGAGCCCAGCCGCTGACGTTCGCCACATAGTCAGAAGACTGAAGGTTTCCAACTTTCAACCAACTGATTGACCCGTCCTCGATAAACGCCGACCGGATAAAGGTTTGCCCACCCGTGATGCCGAAAAACGACTGCGGCGATTGCGAGCTTGTGTTCATGACCAGGAACGTATCGGCCCTCACCACGAACTGCGAGGTTGTGCCAGCCGCCCCACTCTCAAGCCCAAGCCCAAAGCCGGCCGCATATGGGATGTTGCTCTGTGTAAGCTCCATCCGCACTGACCATATACCTGCCAGTTTCCCGTTGGTGCTGGCCAGTGCGCTGGTCGTCTGCTGCACTGCGATAGCTGCTTCGTTGGCCTTGGCCTGCGCCGTAGTGACGAGAGAGGAAAGCGAGTTGTCTGCGTCCGCTCGGGCTCTGGCCTCGGACTGAGTTGCGGCCTCATTGGCCGCGACAGCAGCTTTCAACGTCGCAACCTGCTGCGCGCTGGACTCTCGGTCTGTGGCCACCGTCGTCTCGACAAGAGTGATCTTCGCTTCGTTCGTGCCGACACGCGAATCAAGAATCGTAACGCGCTGTGCCTGGGCTAAATCCTGCTCAGTCCTGACGCGCACTTCCTGTGCATAGTTAGCCGTGGCATCCCAGCCACTGAGTGCATCCAGTAGCGGGCCTTCCCCGCTGTCCTGCCGTGATGCTGCCTGCACCGCCTGCATCTGCGCAGCGGTAACCGTGGTCCTGCCATCCACCGTGGTGATATCAGTCGTGTTCTTTGCTATCTGAGCGGCAAAACCGTTGGCAGCGCGTACGGTCTGTCCAGTGTTGACCCAATACAACGGGTTAGGCGGCCCGTTGGTGCCGTCAGCTTTCGCAGGGACTGGGTCAATTGCAGTCCAGAGGTTGTCGCCCACGCGCACGGTATTGTCTCGCACGTAGGAATCAGTCGGCACGTACACGAGCGCATCAGTGATTTCGCCGATCTCGGCCTTAAGGTCTCCCAGGCGCTCGTTGACCGATCCCGGACCATTGCCGTCGATCAGATCGAATCGGCCAAGCAGGTGCTCGCCGAACTGGCTTTCCGACAGCCTGTCCGTCAGCAGGTCAAGAACAGGAATGGCATCGCTGCTGGCTTGACCCATAACGCCATTGCCGACCGGGTACCAAGGACCGATATTCCCGGTCCGGTCTACCAGGCGCGCCCAGAAGAAGAACCTGACACCCGCCAGCAGACCCTGCATGACGTACTCGGACTGCGGATACGCCAGGTCGCTGAGCTTGGTGGCCTTGGCCAGATCGGTCGTAGGGCCGTACCAAATTTCTGTCCGCTGCGTGTCCTCTGCACCTGATGGGAAAGCCCATTTCAGACCAATCGCGAAAAGCAGTGATTCGGCCGTCAGCGAAGTCACGGCTGGCGGCAATCCCTCTTTGCCTTTGAGTTCCGTCAGCACAGAGCTGCGCCAGTTGGACGAGAGGTCGAAGGCACTGACGGCGCGTACTCGAGCCAAATACGCTCCAGCGTAAATGCCCGTGATATCGATATTGGCGGAGCCAGTGCGCTGAACCTTAATCCAGTTTCCGCTATCTCTGCGCCACTCCACATCGTAAGCAACAGCACCGGTCACCGCAGGCCAACTGATGGTCATTGTCGTGACCGCAAGGCCTTGGGCAACGGCGGTGGTTGACGTCAGCGATACGCTGGAAGGTGCTGGGACGACGGTGATCGGAATTACACTGATCGGCCGCTCTTCGAGTCGCGCGCCAGTGTCGATGTAACCGAACTTGCTCGGCTCGTACTGCAGGGCGGTGATTGCATACTCGCCTTCCCCGCCGCGCTTAACGCTCAAGACCCGGTACAGAGGGATAGCCAAGTCATCGGCATCCAGCGCCCACTGAAGCTGGCTCGTCGGAGCTTGGCTGTATGCAACCGTGACGGTTATCTCGCGGCCTGCCACTGACTGAACCGTTCGCCCCTCAGCCTTGCCGCTGGGCAAATTCACAATCAGTCGATCGCCCGCTTTCGCGAGGGTGTCCCGGTCGAGCGTGACGACACGGCCCGCGGCGCCGGAGATACGCCCACCGATTTCGCGTCCAGCCAGCAGAGAGTCAGCGATTGGGATGATGTAGCCAGGTAGAGGAATAGCGCCCTCCATGCCGGTGCTGAAGCTGACCGTGCGATCCTGGTTGTTGCTCATGACGACCCACTTACCGCGGCGCTGCGCCTCCGAAGCGCGCGTGCAGCCAATTGCGGTCAGCTCAGTTGGCTTGTCGCCAAATCGACGCTGGAGGACAGGATCGGCGAATGGAATAACATCGGTGTCATAGTTGTTGTAAGGGTTGTCGTAGCCAACAATCGCCCGGGTGTAGCGTGTCTTTGCCGAGGCGCTGCCATATCTGAACTTGCCGTCGATGACATTAGAGCGGGTGAATACGTAGTCGAAGTCCTGGCTGCGAGGCATATCAGCCTGGGCCACCAACTGCCCCTGTGCCCAATAGGTCATACCGCGATAAATGCCGGAGATATCGCGCAGCAGCGCCCAGGCGTTGGCCTTGCCCTGCAGGTTCATATCGCACAGGAAGCGAGGCTCTACGCCACCGACGCCGTTCGGAACGTCTTGGTCGCAGTACTGCGCAATGCGGTACAGCTCCCATTTGTCTACCATCCACGGTTTGATGCGCTTGCCGAGGCCAAACCGATCTTGCGTGCAGACTCCGTAAGTCACCCAGGCTGGGTTGTTGGTCCAGGCCTCTTTCATGGAGCCATCCCAGGCGCCCGAATAAGTGCGGCTGAACGGATCGTAATTGCTCGGCACCTGCCATCTCCGCGCTTTGCACTTCACGGTGACGGCTGGAATGTTGGTGAACTGCTCGGCGTCGAACTCGATGTAAAGCAGCGCTGTGTTCGGGTAGCGCAGCTTTGCGTCGATTACTTCTGTCAGGCCAGCCACCAGCATGGTGTCGGCGATCTTGTTGGTATTTTGGTTCGCGGTCAGGCGGCGGACGCGGATCTGCCAGCCTGATGTCGCGACGGGCAAGTCGATGCGGCGCGATCGCTCGTAACGGGTAGTGGTCTTGCCGTCCACGGCCTCCAGCAGCGCTTCCCTGTAGCTGCCGCCGTCCGTGGCCACGTCGATGGCGTATTCAATCCGGTAGCCGCCTACCCCATTGTCGTCTTGCTTCTGGAGCGCGGGCCACGCCAGGCGCACACGCGCGGCAGATAGCTGGGTGTTAGTGATGGAGCGCACCCAGGGCGAGTCGTTGCGCAACTCGACGTTGACGGTCGTCTCGTTGTCGATAGAAGGAATGCCAGGGATGTAGGACTGGTCGACAGAGCCGGTACGCCATTCCCATTTGACGTTCTGGAAATTGAGATTGCCGCTGGAATCTCTAAGCGGTGTGTTATCGAGATAGATATCGGCGTCGGCAGGTGTTCCCTCAAACTCGCCCTCACCCACTGCAATCAGCAGCTTCGCCCGGTTGGTTGAGCGCAGGCTATCGGATGCCTCGGTCGACGACTTCGGGTTGCTGCTTCCGCCTTTCTCACCGTGGATATCGATATTCAGTGCTGCGCCCATGCTTTTCTCCAGGCATAAAAAAACCGCCTCTCGGGCGGCTTGGTCTTACGAACGTGATTACGTTTTGTCTTCGGCGTATATCGATGCAGAGATGATCGCCCCGCCCCAGCGCCGATCGCCGATGCAGATCGCTACCGGGTTTCCGCTGGCCGTGGTGTTCTTGGCGCTGCCGAAAGCGTAGGAAGGGGAGTTTTCCGGTGATGCGCTCTGTTTCAGTCCGGAGGCCTGAGGGCTGAGCATCTGGATTACGCCGCCAGCCACCAGAGAAATGCCGATTGGCATCAGCACCTGAAAACCCGGTATGAAAGATGCGGCAATCAGCACAGCGCCAATTACGGTCTGGAAAAGCCCGGCCCTCTTGCTGCCGCCAATCACCGGAACGATCCTTACTTCCCGTGAGCCTCCGAGAGATAGCGCCTCTTGGCCGACGTTTCGACCGTTTCGAAAAATTGCGAATCGCATACCAAGTTTGTCTAGGCGCTTGATCTCGTCTTCAAAACCTATCACCGTGGCATTCATTGCCTTGAACACCTCCTGAGTTTGTCCGGTGTCAATCAATCGCCGATGTCTTCGACCAAACTTTCTGGCAAGTGAGCCGGAAAGCAGAATGGTGGTCGTAGGCGTGTAATTCAGGGCTGCGGTCATGTTATCTCCGGGCATTAAAAAACCGCCCGGAGGCGGTTTAATGTGTTTTGCTGGTCAGAGGCAGCGGTTCAACGAGTCTCTAAGCACACCGCGCCCTATCTGGACCCAGGCTACACGCTGGTACAATTTCACGATGCTGCCGCTGCCTGCCTTCTCGATATTCAGCACATCGTCTGTCTGTCGATTCATTTCGCTCCCAGCGACGATGCGATATCCCGAAACGGTCTCACTCACCACAGAGCTTGACCGGTAATCCTGCCATGCGGGGTACACGCAAAGCGCTATGGCTTTCGGGGCCTTCGTCGAAGTTGCTGTGAGTTGCGGTTTTTCCGCCATCAGATCCGACGGCGTCGAGCACCCAGCCAGCAGCGCTACAGCCAGTGTCCCTATCAGAATTCGCATGGTGATCCCTCAGATAGGCTTTTGGCTCAGTTGCTTGGTATACATGTTGGACATCGGGTTTCGTGAAAACAACGGACCTACTGCGCTATCCCAGAAGCGAAACGCTCGCTCGTCGTCAATCTGATAACAAAGGGTATGATATTCATAGGTGTGAAGTAAATTCTCCAGCTTCTGGGCGGCTTCTGTTCCAAGGCCACATCCACGCTTGGAAGGAACTATGAAAAATCGATAGACCTCGCACTCAGCCCCATCTGCCGTGATGGATGCAAAACCTATATAGCTTGTCACGTCTTTGAAGAGAATACAGGCTTCATCCAGGAGACCACTTCGATCCAACACTCGTTGAAATTTTCCACCAATATCTTGTGTAAGCAGCTGCTTTGCGATGAGTTCAGCTGCATCGGGATCCAGCTCCACTATTTCAACGGCCATCAATCACCTCCGTGCGAAAAAAACACTGTACCTTCTAACTGTCCAGCTATCCAGCGTGGCTGAATGACCAGTAACGCGGCTCGCCATCGACATAGTAGCTTTGCGCCTCCAACGAACCGCCGCGGTCCGTTGCCTGCAAGCCCATGGACCGGGGCAATATGACCTAGGAGGTCGATGTGAGTAAGGAGCTGAAAGCGAATCCGGACAGTGCTGGCTGGGTTTTGGGCTGGGGTGTTGTGCGCAGCGCGCCTTGGTCTCTGCATGGTGTGTTTGCGACTGAGGCGGAAGCCATAGCTGAATCCAAAGTCGCAGGAGACGACCATGAAGTGAGATACGGATCACATAAGCCGGGCACCGATGATTTTATTTGGTAGTCAGGCAGCAAGTGGCTCCAAGACAGCTCGGCCAGGTCCTTTGACGACTACGGCCGTAAGCCCATGCGTGCCATGGTAGCTGCGGCTGTAGCCGCCTTCACTCTGGCACTTGCCGGAGAATTTAACTCGTTCAACCTCGGCGGCGCCATCCAAAACGCTGATCTCGGTTTCGGCGCCGCAGATACCGACATCAGTGATGGTGAAGACGTCGTGAATGGTCATCATGTAGCGCTGTATGATTTGCATAAGGCCCTCAGAGCTTAAATTATCGTGGATAACAGACTGTCTGCCGCGCAGACGTAAGGAACCGCTTTGATCGATCCTCGATTTGTAGTTCAAAGAAACTTTCCGCGCTGCGATGACTACGATGAAAAATCATTCAATGGCCAGCTCCATGAGCACGCGCGCTGGGCACAAGATGAATACTGGCTCTTAGAGTGGGCTCTCTACCAATTGGCGACGGAAGAGGAAGTCGACCCCGAGCTCTACTGGCAAGTATTTCGCATATTCAGCCACTGCTTCCTATCTCTTGGCTGCCACTTTGATCGGAATGACGGTTACAAAATTCGTAACCTCAAGAAAGCACAGCTATACGACTGCAGGGAGAGATTCCAAGTGGTATTTGAGGGCTTTTTCTCCAGAAATATGCCTGAGCAAACCATCTTCGAAGAAGAGAACCCATTACTGCTCATCTCCCATTAGTTTACGAAAGCGTTTCTTTGGTATCAGATGATTCGCGCGAGTCTTGATGCCTGAGGATCAGGCGTGTCCTGTCCAGCCATGGGCCACCGAAAACGATGATCTCTGACGGCCTGCCGTACAGGTGGTGCAGCAGAAACGGGCCGGGGCCGTGCACGCCGCTTTCTTCTTCGGGTAACGCAGGGGCAGTGCCGAGGTAGATACCGGCGTGGTTCGGGTGCTTGGTCCGACCTACCTCCATCACGACCATGTCGCCGCGCTGAGGCTGATCGACCCGGACGAAGCCGGCGGCCTCGTAATTTGATTCGTACAGGCTTTCCGCGTCCTCGCTTTCCCACCAGCCATCGGCGCGCTTGAATGCTTCGAACTCCAGCCCGAACTCGCGCTTGTACCAATCGGCGCAGACCTGCCAGCAGTCCCACGCCCCATGGACAAAAGGCCGCTTCAGAAGCGGCGTACTGCCGGTGGGCACGATGGTCCGCAGATCGCCCTCGGGCCAGCTGAGGATATGCCAAGGCAGTTCCGTCGCTTCACACATAGCCAGGTCGCGAGGTGAAGGCCTGCTGGTTGCGTCCGGGTGCGAGTGGACAACGCCAATCACGGCGCCCACGTCTTCCGCCGCCGCGTAATCCTCGGGACTGATGCGAAACTCTTCGTTTGGATCGGTCGCGGTGTTGGAGCAGGGAAAGTACTGCTGCTTCCGCCCCACGCTCAGAAGCAATCCGCAGCACTCGCGCGGGTACTCAGCCGCCGCATGCGCCTGCACCGCAGCCAGAATGTATTTCAGCATTGTCAGCTCCGCGCGATCAGGGATACGGCGGGGAAACCGCCGAAGGGTACTTCGTTGCCAGCACCGAAGCGCGGCGTGCAGCCGCGCGTCAACGTGGCATCGCAGACATCAAGTTCAGGGTTATCGGTGGGCTGCCCGTCCTTGTCGACGTATGGCCCGGTGTAGCCGCAGTTCGGCCCGCGATATCCGCCGGTGAGGCACCAGTGGCAAAGGGTTGTCATCTGACGGCCGACCGACTCGCCGCCAACATCGCCAGGGCTGGCCAGCTCCCAACTGACGGTTTCGCCGTCCTCGTTGGTCTTCTGGTCCAAGTACCAAACCTCGATGGTTTCCTGAGTCGGATCGGCATCGAGATTCCCGCTGGGAAAATTCTCGGCATCCAGATATCGGCCCAGCGTATGCCGCATGGTCAACCTGAATTCGAGCAGATCCTCAAAAGCCAGACATAGCGCCGTGATCCGCCCACTGACATTGCCTGCGGAGAAGACCGGTCGCACTGCTGTGCCATCTCCATTGGCTTCGATGCCGTCGATTTGAATCGGCCAAGCGCTGTACTCGTTCCCCTGCCACCATATCGGCTTAGCAGGAAGCTGATCTGCGTCCAGGCCAACTGCAATGAGTTCGGCCGATGTATGGGGTATGGCGTGGCCATGGAAGCGCAACACATCTGCGCCGTATTCGGATCCGTCCAGCTCGAATAGCAAAACCTCGCTGCCGGGCTCGAGTGTCTGGATATCTGTAATCAGTGGCATGTGAAGTCCTCAGGGGTGAAAGGCCCTGTCGAACGTGGCCGTCAATTTGAATACGTTGCCGCCCATGGGGGTGGGAACAGGATTTTTGCATGTAAAAAGACCTAACTGGCCGAGCGGCGTCATCCACAGGAATGCTTTCGCTCCCGCGTGCCGATCAAGGAATTCCATGATTCGCAAGACCCTCTCCTTGGTGCCGGTGAACGTGATCGGGTATGAGTCCTCCTTATTGTTCGGCCCATCGCCGACGTCTTGCTTATAGCCGCTGCCAAAACGAGAGGTGCGCACCCGATAGGAGATATCGGGCGCATCCCCGTGTTGAGTCGGCCAAGTGAAGGTTTCAATCGTCATGACTACCTGCCATTTGTGAGCCGCCAGATTGATCCACCGGGCTGCAGTGCGCGGGCAATCGCAGTTTCAGCCTCAGCTTTCGCTGCACGCTGTATGCCTTTGCCAAGCTCAGTTGATGCCTGCTGAGAGTCGCCACTGGTCCCGCCGGATGTCTGGACTGATACGGAGACAGGGAAGTTATAGGTGTTGCTGTTACCGCCTCCGCCGCCCAGAGCCCGCACGCCCAGCTGGCCGCCTGCGGTGCGGGTCAGCGGCATGATTGCCTCTTCGCCCGCCTCCCCCATGACCCCAACTCCACCTCCCGCGATACCGAAAGCGGTCGGCTTGCTGACGATGCTGTTGGTGAAGGCCCCGCCGTTGGCGAACATCTGGACGCCACCAGACCAGGCACCGCCTTTGGCCTGGGCAATCCCGGACCAGCCGCTGAGAACCGAATCGCTATACCCGGCCGCGCTCGCGCCAGCATTCGACGACACAGCGCCGGCAGAACCGGACGCCAGCCCATTGCTGCCGCCACCGGTGAAGTAGTTTGTCGCGGCACCCACCAGTGTGCCGAGAAGCGCCGAGCCTGCTTTGCGTGCTTCGATCCGGGCCATGTCCGCCAGAATCGACTTGGTGAAGTCCGCAAACGAAAACTTTCCAGTAAAGGCGAAGTTGACGACGGCATCCTCCATGCTGCTGAAGGCGTTGGTGAACAAGCTCTTCGTCTGCCCGGCAACGTCCCTGGCCGATTCGAGGTAGTTCTGGAAAGCAGAGGACGCACCGACACTCCAACTTCCTTGGGCGACGGTCATATCGTCGTAATTCGCCTGCACGGTGTCGCGCAAATCCTGCTGGGTCCTACTCAGCGCAGCCAATTTCAGGTTGTACTCGTCAAGGCTCATTCCCCGTGAGCCGTCGCCGTATTGGTTGGCCAGCTCGACCTTCTGTTGGTTCATTCGATCATCAACAGAGTTTTGCTGATCGGCCAGACCGCGCTGCCGGTCACCCATGCCGAGAGTGGCGGCAGATCGCTGGCCCTGCTCGCGCAAGGTTTTGACCTGCTGTTCCAGCGCGCTGGTGTAGGTCGATACCGCCAGTTCCTGTTTTTTGAGCCTGCCCTGCTCGCTGGTGGCCAAAACCGACAGTTCGCTGTCCGCTTTTTTCTGCGCCTCCACCATAGAGGTGCGGGCATCGGCGATCTTCTGATCAAGCTGAATGCGCTGCTCGGCGCTGGTAGACGCCTTTCCGCGAGCAGCCTCAAGTGCCGCTATCTCCGCCTCATAGGCAGATGTCACGTCGCCCTTCTGCTGCTCGATGATCGCCGCGCGCTGGCTGGCATAGGACTCAGCAGACACCAGTCCAGCTTTCTGCGATGCGTCCAGTTCCTTTTGAGCGATATCGTAGTAGCCGGTGATCGACTTCAGCTGATTTTGCGCAGCATTGAAGGCAGTCAGGTCAACAGATCCGGCCGGCTTTGCAGGATCCTTGTTCTTGTCCTTAATGTTTTGCAGGGTCTTGGCAACATAGTCGGCCTGAACCTTGGGGTCGTCCGGATTGGCCTTTTTCAGAACCTCAACATCACGCAGATAGGCCTTGGTCAGCTTGTCGCGCTTCTCAGCATTGGTGAGGTTGGAGTCACTGATCAGCTTGAGACGCTGCTCGGCGGCGATACCCTCTTTCTGGCGCTGGGCCTCGTTACCTTTGGCGGCTGCGATCGCCGACTGTGTTTCGCGCTGCTGAGTGAGGAAAGCCAGCTCCTGCTTCATAGCGTTGAGACGCTGGGCCGCATCGGTATCTGTCGGGTCGTAATTGACCTGGCTTTGCGCATAGGCGGCCTGTTGCTGCAGCTCGACTATTTTTTGTGCGTCGTCCTGCTCTCGGCCAATGTTCTTAACTGAGTCGAGCGTCGCCTTTGCCGAGTCGCCTACTGCCTTCCATCCGCGCTCCCAAAGACCGAGGTTCTTCGTGATGTCGCCTGAGCGATCATTGATAGCGTCAGCGTAGGCATCGGTAAGAAGCTTGGCCGCGCCTATCGTGTCGCCTTGCTCTTTGAGCGCCACGATTTGACTGTAAACGGATGCAGTGAGGAAGTTGTACTGATCGTTCAATTCCTTGGCGGCACCTACCGGGTCTTTCCCGATTTTTACGAACTCGGAAACGGTTTTCTCAACTGCCTTGCCGGTAGCGTCCTCCATCGCTGCAGCTGCATCAGCTACCGTCTTGAAGCTTCCCGATGCGATGCTGCCACTGTTTGCGATTTGCGCCAGTGATGCTGCGGCCTCTCCGATGGTCCCATTGACTGCGGCTACCTGCCGAGCCATCACAGAGAGGCTGCCAGAAGTTGTGCCGGCGACGTTCCCGGTCAGGATCAGGGCTTTGTTGAAGTTGTCAGTTTCCTTGCTGCCCTGGCTGTACCCGTAGATCAGCGCCCCAATAGCTGCGGCAGCAGCAACAGCGCCCGCCACGACAAGACCAAAGCCGATGGTGAGTGGCGGGGTCGCAGCGTTAAGGGCTCCGGCAGCCTCCTTGGCGTTCTTCGCCGCATCAGCGGCAGTATTTGCGCCCTCAGCCATTGCGCCAAGACCGGCCCCGGCAGCTTCTGCCCCGTCGGCGGCCGCCTTAGCGCCGGTCCCGACACTTTCGAAGGCTTCGCCTACCGCGCTTATGCCCCCGCCTATGCCGAGAATGGATTTGATTTTGCTGCCCAGCACGTCGAGTGTCGGCCCGATGCCACCGAACGAGTCCTTGATCTGCCCACCCTGCTGAAGCAAAACCAGCAGGGGGCTTTGTCCTGCAATGATGCTGGTGAAGATATCTGTGAATTGCTCGGGCAGCTGTTTCAGCGCCTGCTCAGTCTGAGCCGACGATGAACTGGTCTTCTTGAGCGTCTCGCTGAAATCTCCAAGCTTCTGACGGGACGCGTCAATACGGCTGGAGTACTCCTTGAACGTATCGGCATCGATGAGCCCGGAGTTCTTGTATTTCTGCAGCTGTGCCTGCTGCTCATCAAGCTTACTGAGGGCTACCAGAGTGGGGTTGATCTTGCCCAGAAGGGCCTGCAGACCTTCGGCCTCAACGCCGGTAGCGGCCGCTGCCTTCTTCGTCGACTCAGCGAGTTGGTCGGTCGACCCCACCAGCGCATCAGAATCAGCCTGCAATCGACGCCGGAGCGCTGCCAGGCTGCTGACAGAAGAGCTTGAGGCGTCCACAGCCGAAGTATTGCTGGTAACGCTGATCGTCAGGCGCTGGTAATACTCACTCGAATCCAGCGAGGCCTTGGCCATCGCGGTGAGTCGCGTCATCGCCTGCTCGGTTGTTTCGTTGAGCTTTGTTTCCGCCGTAGTCAGCCCTGTGGCCGATGTAGAGGCCTTGTCAAAGCCTGACGAGACGCCCTCGGCTGCCTTCTCTGCACGACTGCCAGCAGCAGCCAGCTTGTCCAGATCGGTAGCGGCCTGCGCGGCATCGCCGGAATCAACCTTGATTCCGAGTTCTGCAATGGTCGTCATGAGCGCTCCGTTATTTCGATTCGCTCATCACGAGCAATGCTTCGACTTCCAGCGTGCGGAGGTCGGAAAAGATGCCAGGTAGTTCGTTGCGCTTGATGCCGGCCATGTGAGCTGTGACAGGGATTGCGGCATAGTCGAGACCGGATGCGCCGCCCGGCCCGGTCCGCCACTGAGTGGAGAGCGATTCGAACAGCCGGAATGCCTTCCATGAGTCCGGCCAGACCTCGACCTCTTCGACGGGAATGTCAGCCAAGGTCATACCGAAGGCTGCAAGCTCCTGCTCCGACGGCCCAGGCTCGTACAGCGCCCGGGCCGCCGCCTTCAGTTTCCCAGGCGTGCAGGGTCGTAGGCCGACTGGTATGCGTCGATCACAGCCTGAGGCGCGCCAACGCAAGTGGTCACCAGTGCGGCAACGGCCTCGTCAGTGAACTTGTCGTCGAAGGTCCAGCCGGTCACGACGTCTTTGATCTGCTCGACCTGCAGCGCGATGTCAGACGCGGTCACTTCCTGCCAGGTGATGCCGTCGTCAATGCGCTTCGCGTTCAGATCGGCGCGGGCCGTGTTCCAGCGCTCGAACATTTCGGCAAGCGCCTTGCGGTCCATGTACTTGAATTCAAACTCCACTTTCACCGGCGCTTCGCCGATGCGAGGGATCATCACCGGAGCTTTGAATGTCGGGTTCTGGGCGATCTTGATCTTGGCCATGGGTTACGCCACCACTGCCGAGTAACGGGTTGGACGGCCTGCCAGTGACAGGGTCATCACGCGGGTCATCAGGTTGTTTCGACCCAGCGTCGGCGTGGTGGTGATGGACACGTAAGCGTTGTAAACGATGCTGCTACCGCCCGGCAGGTTCAAACGAAGCACACGCGTCTGCTTGTCGTCGTCTGCAGCCTCTACGATAGCGACGTAGGGAAGGTCCGGGTCATCTGCCACGGTAAACGACATGCTGATCGGGTTCTTGGTGGTTGGCATCTGACGATCATCGTCGTCGGCGAGGAAGCCAAAAGTCAGAAACTGCTGGTCACCACCACTGGTGTTTACTTCGGTGATCTGGGGCACCTCGACAAAGCTGGTTACCTTGCGCACTGAGCCGGTGCCTGAACCAGCCGGATATGGCTGCAGATTGGTGGTGTTGATGTTTTCCAGCGCAAACGTACCGCTCAGGCTTTTGGAAACGCGAGTGGCGCGATCATTCAGGCGAGTCCAGCCCGATGTCACAGCGATGATGTCACCGTCGCTCAGGCCGTGCGCAGCGGCTGTGGCCACCGCAGGGTTTGCATTGCTCAGCGCAGTTACCGGGATTGCCGCGCCGTAGGCGGAAGCGATCTGAAGGGTTGCGCCGTTGGGGAGTCTGAAGCCCATGTTGGTTTTCCTCTGTGCAGAAATGACAAAACCCGCTCAATGGCGGGTTCTGGGTTTGCCCAATGGGCGAGTTAGTTGGTGTCGGAGCGGTACTGGAATGAGGCAGAGACTGTCAGCGTGCTGTCACCGGTGATCGGCGGCCCTGGCTCAACCGGCGTGAGTACAAGCACCTCGAACGCGTCCTGCTTGAGCCTGAGGTAAGCAGGGAACAGAGCGGCAATTTCGTCGACAAGACTCTCAGCTTCGCCAGTCCCATTGCCAGCCGGGGTCACAACGTTGATCTGGAACAGACCTGTATAGACGCGGTGATCGCCCGACAAGGTGTCGATACCGGTCCCGGCCGGAAGCATGAACGCTGCCAGATATGTCTCGTCCGCCTCTGGCGTGAAGCTGACGCCCTGATAGGCGATCCTCAGGTTGCGCCCGCCCGCCCACACCGTGAGTCTCTGCTCGAACAGCGAGCGGATTATTTTGTGGCTCATACCTGATGATTCCTGATGGCCGCCTCAACGATCTGCTGGAAGCGCGCCACGGTGATTCGAACCATGCCGCCCGGCGCCTGAGTCGAATGCCCAAATTCAAGCGGGATGGCGTATGGCAGGCTGTTGGTGATGTAGGCGACGTCACCCGCACGGAACTCCAGCACGCCATTGACGATGCGCGCCGTGGATCTTCTGCCACTCGGGTCGACCTCTTCCGTCGTGGCTCCGTCTGGCGCGCCAATCCCGAACATCCAGTTTCCACGGAATCGGCCGCCGACGTAATCCTGGCCAGCTACGAGCCCGTTGACGTTGAAGTTCTGGACACGCTCGGTCTTGGTCAACGGCTTGGCGTATTTCACGCCTCGCTTCAGCTTGCCGGACTTCGTGAAGTTCGACTCGGTCAGGTTGATGGCGGTATTCCGCAGGGAAACCTTGAAGTCGTAGTCGTCAGCTGCGCGGGTGTTGGCATCACGGAACGCGAGGTTGGCCGCCCATATCTCAGGATTGCCCACCGGAGACATCCGGATGACGCTGCTGCCGATCTCGATGATGATCTCGCGAAGACTGACATCGACCGCTTCCTTCGCCTGCTCGGCAAATTTGGCGAGGTCGAGGGCGAAGCTGCCTGACTGACCAGCACCTGCGCGGCTCATGAGCGCACCTGCAGCTCGTAGAGCAGTGGCGTGCCCGCAGGGTTGATCTCTTTCAGCGGTGGGATGATCGACCAGGTGCGACCCTGTACCACCACCTTGCTGAGCAGCGTAGGCGGATGCTCAAGGCTCTTCGCGGCAATTTTCAGCTTCTTGTCGCCTACCTTGATCAGGGTATTGGTCTGGAACTCCTGCCCAGTGAAGTCGAGCAGGATGCCTTGGGCGGTTCGCTCCGTGACCGTATCTGCTGATGTGCTGCCAGTGGACGGGTTATAGCCGCCTTTGACCGCATCGCGGATGGTGACTGCCTGGCCGTATTCGGTAATCAAGTCGAGGGCCATCACGGCCATCTCTTCGTAGAAGGCCATGAGGGCTCCGATTCATTTAGACCCGCACTGCGAACAGACCGCGTCGCTGCAGGTAATCCGCAAACTGAGTAGCGCTCGGCCGATCTGGTGCCGCCGGGAGCAACCGACTGCTCGTATTGCTGATGGTTGCGTACTCGCGCTCTATCGCGCCGTCGACCTTTTCCTTCGTGACCGCGCCCTTGCGCTTGTCGATAGGATCAATGTCGTCAGCATGAATCTCTGCGGCCAATGCCATCTGGCCGTATTGAATGCGCGCCGGCAGGTAGCGCTCCGGCTTGTTCTCCCCATCAAGGCGGATCTCCCGGCGAGGCCAGGCAAGTGCCTGCTCGCTGGAAGACTTTCTACCCTTCCAGGTCATCCCATCCATCGCCAAGGCGGCACGGCGCAGTAGCGCCTCCTGAGCAACCTGTTCAGCCGGGATCGTTGCACCGAATTTCACGGCGTAGCGAGCCAGTTCTTCAGCAGTCGCGTAGCTTTCAGCAGCAGCCACGCCGGTGCCGTCCTCGATGATGAGCATGGGTTATTCCTTGATGTCGTTCAGACGATCAGCCTCGGCCTTAGCCTGGGCTTCGTCACCCGCAAAGTCGCTGAATCGTACACCGTCACGGGTGATGATGATCCACTGGTTGTCCGCTTCCAGCTTGGGGATGTAGACCGGCTCTTCCTTGGTTCCATCCTTCTGGGTGCCATTGGACTCAGGCTTCATTGGGCCTTTGCTCGGCTTTGCAGGAGTTTTGTCCGCGGCCTTGCCCTTGCCTTTCACCGGCGTCTTGCGTGTTTCGATCTCTACGTCAATCTCGACCGCCTCATAGGCATTGACGATTTCCGGGTAATCGCCAACCACGGTGACCTTGGTCACGCCGCGTTCGACGTTCCGGAACAGATCCGGGTTGCGATAGCGCTTGTTGGGATCGAAGTCGCCGCGCTGGTTGCTGTAAACGAGTTCCATGATGTTCTCCCTGGCGGCCATTTCTGACCGCACCTGTCGGATGGCTTATGCAGCCGGAGTGAGTTCGATCATTACGCCTGCAGTGACCTTGTCGCTGGCAGAGTGCTTGACCCAGTTGGCAGAGGAACCGACAGCAGCGAGCGACGGATTCGCGCCGCCGGCAGTTTCCTTCCAGCTGTAACCCAGAACATCGATGTTCACGACGCCTTCAGCGCGGTAGCCGATGCCGAGGTTTTCTTCGTCGTTGACTTCATAGGAACGGAAGCCAGGTGCCTGGGATTCAGTGATGGTCACTGCGCTTGGCAGCAGGCCGAAGATCACGTCAACCGGAGCGGTATCGGTAACCAGTACCGGCTTGCCCAGAGTGCCTGGCAGGCCGCCGTAGATCACGACACCCGCCTCTTCGTACAGCTTGTTGGTGATGGCTTCATCGACGATGTCGAAGTAAGCCGAAGAGTGCATGACCCACAGCGCGATACGGCCGAATTTGTCACCGAACTTGCGCATGCCGCGAGTCAGCGTCTTCTTGCCGTCGGTTTCGATGTTGGCCTCGACCACCATTGCGGGGTTGGAGCCTATGGAAGCACGCAGCGCGGCAGTGGCGTACTGGACGAAGCCTTCCAGAGTTGCGTCTGCGACGTCTTGGCCGATGATCTGGGAGAACTCATCGACCGGGCGACCGCGACGCTTGAATGCCTCTTCGGTGGTCTGATACGGCCCGTACTTCCACGGGGCCTTGACGCCTACGGCCTCACCGGCACCGATTTTCTTGGCGACGACTTTGGCTTCAGAGTTGACGTCACGGTGATCCAGCGAACCCGCCAGCTTGTAGAAGGCACGCTTGCGGAAGTCACCTTCGATCAGTTCGTTGTCGAGGATGATTGCGCCATTGGAGGACGCGTTGAAGATGTCCAGATTGTCCTGAACTCGTTCCAGGTACGCGGTCTGAGCTTCATCGTTGTAGATGATCAGATCGCTGTTCACAGTTGTTGCCATGGGTGAATCCCCTTACTTGGGCAAATTGAGGTATGCGGTTTGGCCGTGCTTGCGCTGGTAGTCGCGCTTTTGCGTGGCTGTCATTTCGGAGCGCTTCAGTGCAGCCTGGCCGCCACCCCCGCCCGGGGCATTCGTACCCGAGGCCCTTGGCCACAGGTGAGGAGCGCTTTCGCGCAAGGATTCCGCCCATTCGAGTGGAGTCAGAGGGGTCTTGCCGTCTTTGCCGAGAATGGTCTGACCAGACTCGTCGACGGCGACCGCTTCGCCCTCTTCGTTCAGCGAGAACACGCCTTTGGCGCGCAGAATGATGTCGTCAGTCGCTTCCGGGAGGGCACCTGCCTTCAGAGCGGCACCGCGCACCGAATCGCCCAACACCTTGCCTTGAAACTTCGCGGCGAATGCCTCGGCTTTCGATGCGCGCTCGGTGACGGCCTTGAGCTGCTTGTCGTAGTCCCCGCGCAGGCGCTCGGTGCGCTTGTTGAACACTTCATCCACCTTGCCCTCAGTCAGAAGCTTGGTTTCCTCGTCCTGACCGGCGCGGCTCAACAGTCCTTTAACGGCGTCGATGTCGATGCCTTCGAATTGGGTTTCGAACTGAGTCAGCTTGGTAGAGGTATCCTTCAACTTACCGAGCAACTCGGTGTTTTTGGTTTTCAGACCCGAAACGGATGCTTCAACGGCAGACGCGATAGCGGCCTTGATTGCCGGGTTTTCCAGGTCGATTTCGTTTTCTTCTGCCACGGTGATGCACCCCTTGGGTTTGTTCGCCCGCTTTGCAGGCATAAAAAACCCGCCGAAGCGGGTTGATTGGTTGTAACTACTTAGTACCGAACCATCCTCAAGCTGCACAGCCCCTCATCGCTAGTCGCGAATTGGTAGATCTGATCAGTGAGACACAGAAGATCTTTCCTGGACTGATCGACCACCGACGACGAGCTCTCTTTATCCGCTATGCCTACGGAATAATTGCGAACTTCTTTCTTTAGCCAGCTATGAGTGAGGACGCAGTCCAGTACAAGGTTGATTGCCGCTGAGTGCTCGATAGAACCTCCTTTACGGTAGGATCGTATCCAGCTGATTGCTCGTCTGCGAATAGCCAGTTTCTCACCTACGTTGTCCGACCAACTTGGGTAAAACGCAATAACCAGTAACTCAGAGAGCTCGCTTCTTTCAGCTTCAGGAATAAAACTCAACACCCTGCACATCCTTTTGCGTATAGATTTCTATGAATCATACTCCAGCTCGCTCGAAGGCTAGCGGCTCGAGCTTTTTCATTTGTTCCAACGTCAGCGGATTGAAATTGCGGTCGAGCTGCAGCTCAGAGAAGCGCTCAAGCGTCAGCCCACCATCACGGAACAGCTTGGCGCGGGTCGGGCCAAGCGCCTGGTCCTGAAACGCCGAAGGTTGGAGCTTGAGCCAGTCGTAATAGCTGAGATCGGCAGCGACCTGGCCTCCGCCATTCGGCCCTACCGAGGCGCGTGTGCCGTCCTTGCTGAGTAGCCTGGTCCATTTGGTCACGGGTACGAATGTCGTCCGGCACCTGATGTGAAACGGTGGTCGTGGGCCGGAGTCGACCGGAAAGCGACGTTTGTCCATGGACCGACAGGTCTGAGTCGTTTTGCTGTCGAGCGTGGCGATGATCTCTATCTCGGCGACGACATCAGGGTTGGCCTTGATGGTCTCCATCCGCGCCTGTGAGGCGACGTGCTGCACAGCCGTGTGCACGACCGCACTCGCATTGCGCTTAGTCGTTGCGAGAATCCCGTCGCTGTAGCCTGCCGTCTTGGTGCCGCGGATCTTGCGGATGATCTGGAAATTTGTTTGCCCCTCGAAGAAGCCTTGGCGTATTGCACTGTTGACTCTCTCCCGTTCCGTTGACGCCCAATCCTTTATGAACGGCTTGAGCAGTTTGCCGCCGCCGGTACCGGTGCCACGCACGCTCAGCGGGTTGTTAAACACTGCCGACCGGATGGCACGTGATGGGGGAATCACTGCGTCGAAAGTTACGCCCACCGGCGCCGACCGGTTCAAAGCGGTCGCCTCGAACTGCGCCTCATAGTTGGCCAAGTCGATCAGGTCGAGGTTCAGCGTGTCGGTGTACCGATCAAAGATGCCGAGCAACAGACTGTCAACCTCGTCCAGCAGCTTGTTCAGTCGCTGGATGTTGTACTCAGTCAGGTCTGCTCTGGTGAGCTGCTCGCGCACCGCCCGGTCGATTTCTTTCAAGAACGGCGCGAATTTCTCGACTTCTCCTGCTTTCAACTGCTCCAGAAACACTGAATGCCTGATCGTGGCATCAAGTACCGCTTGGTTGACGGCCATCATTTAAGCCCTCGTCGTCATCCAGGCCGAGGTTGTCGGTCTGCTCTTGGAGCTCGCTGTCAATCTGCTGGTCTGTTCGCTCCGGAGCGATCAGCCCGAGCTTGCGCAGGTAGCCACGCAGGTCAGCCTTCGCAAAGCCGCCGCTCTGCCATAGCCCGACAAGGGCCGTGATCATCTGCGGATCAGCGCTGAGTTCGACGAATTCCTGATTGACCTGGTAGGCCGTCTTCCCGGTAACGCCGAGGAACTGAGCGCACCAGCCCAAGGCACGGGTGTAGGCCTCGTTGATGTTCGCGACACAGATCGCGAGCACTGAAGTCGATGCTGACTGGTCACCACGCGACTCAGTGGCAGTCTTGGCGGTAAGCGATGCAACAACCATCCGCGCACCCAGCTCAATCATCATCTGGTTCTTGTCGGCCATCGCCTCTTTTACAAGCGTATTGGGCTGAGGCTGGGCAAAGCCGAACGTCTCACCGGCTGGAACCGGAATAGGCGCCCGAGAGCCAACGTAAACGCCCTCTCGGCGCGCCATTTCAAGCCACTGCTCGTCCACACCGCTGATCCACGGCTGTGCTTGGCCACACCAGAACACGCTGTCCTCGTAGTCGGCGCTGTTCCGATAATGCCCGAGGTTGATCATGGAAATGTCGTACAGCGGTGACTCGTCAATGCTCGGGTCATTGTTTTGGGCGCCAATAAAGGTGAACGGGATCTCTTTCAGCCGTCCGCCCTTCCCTTTCGGCTCGTACTCTTCCACCACCTCCAACGGGCCACCACCGCGCGGACCTTTCCGCCGCCAGACCCGGCAGACGTACAGCCCGTCGTCGCCCAGCGCCAATTCCCGGAACTGCTCGGTGCATTTCAATCCAAAGCCGTCGGCTTCCTCATTCATCTCACGCAGGATGACCATGGTGAGGACGTTGTGCCCTTCAACCATTCCCGTACGCCAGTTGATGATGTCCTCGGCGGCATACGTCAGGATGACTGAGTGCCCGCCAATGCCGCCGTCTTCGTGAAAGTCCACGAACAGGCCGTGCCGCCCAGTCTCCAGCACGCGCTCAAGCGAGCCCTGAGACTGCTGGTAGATGCTGACGCCTGCGCCATTGGCATTTTCCTGCAGGTATACGAGCTTTGCAGGCACGGTCAGCGTTGGGTCTTTGTGAAAGGCCAAGCCGATCAGACCGTTTCGGGTGTGGCCCGTGGCGTTCTTGAATACTGCGCGCTCACGGTACGACTTGTTGCGCTCGACGTTCTCTTCTGATTTGTCGTGCCGATTGATGTAAGGCAATCGGTCAACGACACGGTGCTGGCCAGCGCAGACGTCGCGCACAGTCAGCCAGCGATCCAGCGCCTCGATGTATTCAGGCCGCTTGAACGAAACGTCGTTAGTCATCGGGCGTATCCCAGATTGAGAGAGGCGACCGGTTTAACGATCGGGAATTCTTTGTGGATGAAATAACCGCCCGCGTCGTTCGCGTGGTCGTTGCCTTGAGACTTGTCCGGCTCGCCGTTGGCTGCCCAGATTTGCTGCTCCAGTCCATCCGCATATGTGGGACAGGTGAACGGATTCACGAGATAGCGCCGCTCGCCTTGGGCGTTGCTGAACATGGCATTCATCGCGTTGATGCGGTCCTTCACCGGCGGGTTCGCAGCTGGGGCGATCACCGTAAAGTTTGCCTGCTTGAGCATAGCGATATCTGTGACGCTGGCATTGACTGACTTGCGCGAGTCGCCTGATGCGTCTGGGTAAATTCGGATTTCACAGGTCTTGATGTACTTGTCGCCGTCGTGGCGCCAGTAGCGTTCCTTGATGCGTCGGATCATGTCGGGCGTGTCGTACCCGTCCATGAGTTCGTCCACGGCGCGAGGCAGCCCTTTGTCCCGTTTCACATGGGTAATCGCAGCCATCTTGCCCACGTTGAAGTCCATGCCGATGAACAAAGGTTCGCCCGGCTGCACCGTGTCGAAACACTGGTTCAGCTTGCGATCATAAGCGTGGTAGATCGACCCGGAAGTCAGGTTGACGAATTGGCCGTTCAGGTACGCCCTGATCAGTTGCTCGGGATACGACTCCATCAGCGATGGTATGTAGTCGTCCGGCAGGTTCAGTTCGTTATCAAAGGTACTGGCCTGGATGAGGCCATACATATCCTTGAGCGCTGGCTTGTCGCGCAACTGCTTCACGAACTGCAGGAAGACGAACTTGAAGCCTTCCGGCGTTGTGGTGACATCCACGCCGTTCTTCAGGCCGGGCAAGTTGTAACGCATCCGGGCAATGATCTTGCGCCATGCCTGCTGCGCCTTGATCGAGGTCAGAACGTCCAGCTCATCGACCAGCGCATGCCCGACCTTGAAACCGACAATGGTCTGCGGCTTCTCCATCGACCTACAGATCACGGTACCGCGATACTGCCTACCGCTGTAGATGTGAACCTCATGGTTCGCTTGGTTGATCTTTGTCTTCAGCCCCCAGTCGTAGGCTACCTCTTCCATCGTCGGATAGAAGATGTCCCGGATCTGCGGGTACGTCGGTGCGAAGTAACCAGCGTTGACGCCCGGCCACTCCATGAAGTGCTTGCTCAGCGCCGAGCAGCCGACCCAGGTCTTTCCAGAGCCAAACCCGGCAACGAATGCGCGGAACTTGTGAGGCAGCAGCAGGAATTTCGATTGCGGGACGTTAAGGCTCGGCATCGGGCTTCCTCGCATCCACTACGTCGACCTGAATGCGAGTCGGAATTGCTGGCTCGTCGCCCGGCTCATCCTTGCGGTGGCGGTTGACGTACATATCGCCTGATTCTTTGGCAGCCTGCTCGAGCACCTGGAGAGCCAGCGCCAGGTTGCGCATGCCCTCTGCTTTCTCAACGATCCTACCGAGGGCGCGAAGCCGATAGGCGCGGTTGGCGATCGGAATCTCTGCTGTGTCCTCCCGGAAACGCTTGCGTGTGTCGTGGAACAGCGTCACCCATCTGGCCGCCAGGTTCACCCCGGCACGTTTGGTTGGGTCGTGCGACTCACACTGCTGGCGGGATATCTCAATACTGAATTCTTGTTTGACCTGCTCTACGACTTGCGAGGGAGTGTCGAAGCAAGCCAACGCCTGAACGATGAAGCTCTTCACCTCATGCTTCAGGGCTGCCATAGGTTGGATTCCGTCTAATGCCTGTCAAATTTCAGGCCGACTTGAGCAGACAGGTTCCGCAGGCCCTCGATATGTTGAGTTTGCCCACCTCAGCGGGTTTGTTTGCAGCATCGACCAGCAGCTGGACGTCCGGGCTTGCCCCATAGCGACGGACCACACCGACGAACTCTTCGACGTCGTGGCCACGCATCTCAAGCTTGGGTAACCCGTCCTGCGTAAACTTGGGTGCGCCGTACTGATCGGTCGCCTGGGCGATGTGGTACAGCTCATGCTCGACCAGTGCGCAGAAGTCATCGTCCGGACATTGCGAGCAGTAATCTGCGGCCAGGGTGATGATGTAGCTCGGTACGTAGCCGAACCAGTCACGCATCTGTTGCTCCATCCGTGCCTTCTGCCACCCGCCTGCTCGGACGGCGACCTGTTCAGCCTGGCCCAGCACTGTGCGACCCTGCTTCGTGAATGCAGATGAGGCCCACATGACGCAGATGTCAGCATTGATCAGATGGGCGTGTTCTTCGTTGTGGATGCTGCCTGTATCAGCGAGGATTTCGGACTGGAGCCAGTTCCACACCTCGGGCGCAGGAGTCAGGCGTATACCGAAGCCGGATAGATCCGACAGCTCAAGAAGAGAAGATGGCGGATATGGCCTTCCCATAAATCACCTAAAGCTTGAAATGATGGCTATTAGCCGGTATTAATGCCGATTTTTTACAGCAAGGTAGCTGCCCAATGTCGCTCGCAAGCACCCGCCTCACCATAGTTACGGCACTAGCATCTCTGTTACTCAGCGGGTGTGCCTCATACCCACAGGAGACCAAGACGAACTATGGCCCCGGAAAGGTGGACGTCGTGACAAGGCACTATGTTTGCTACACCGACGCTCAGATCATTGACGGGAAGCGCACCAGCGTGAATTTGTGCGCTAGGTCCCATTCAGGTTTTTCCTTTGACGATCAACCCCAGATATGGGCCGGGATTGGCAATCGAATGCCCGCCAAGTTTCAACTCAGCGATGCGATTCAAGGAGCAAAGGTGCGCATCAATAATCATTTTGGCTTTCTCAAATGCGATCCACTGCAACAAGCATCTACCGATGCAGCGCGCGAGACCTTTTGTAAGCTCACACTCAACGATCAGGTAATAGTCAGCGCGCAGGTTATATTTGAACCGCTCTCCGACACCCGTATGACCGAGCAGCCAAGCGGTATATTCGGTCTCATAGACGCACTTAAGCGACCGTGATTAACCGTCAGCCCGTGCCGCACTAAACCTGCGGCACACCCTCTTCGCGAATGACTATCGTCCGAACGGTCCCGCCCGTGTAGATGTCACGCTTCATCGCGGCCCTTACCGCCTCTTCTGCACTCGCACCCATGTCCATCGCTCCCAAGGCGTAGGCCGAGCCACTGCCAATAGCGTCCGGGTTGGCCGGATCGAGTGGCTGTCTCCATACGCCCGTCTTGTCGTCATGACCGACCATCATCAGTTTGCCGTTATCAACGACAAAGCCTGAGCACTCCACAGCCTCTTTCGAGGGCGTGCCTAAGTAGGCAGCTATCAGGGCTCTCTCATCGCATACGGCGCCAGACAGGAAGAAAAGAACGCCGTTGACCTGCTCGCACTTCGAGCAGTTGTCCGAAACTATCGATCCACCTCTGGTCTGGCGGGAGTCATAGGCGATCACGCCGTCTTTGTACGCTATGGTTGTCATGTACTACTCCAATGTGCCGCGCGCCAATATGCCCCGGCAACGGCACTTGCGGATGAGCGCTTCGCGGAGATCGGGTTGAAAGAGAAGAACAGATTGTTTATAAGATTGGATCCAAATATGAGGATCTGAACATGAAACCAGGCTTTGAAATCGGAATCTTGAGCTTTGCCCTTCCTCTGGCTTTTTGCCTCCTCTACCTCGCTGGCCGCCAGCTACGAACCCTCGGGGCTTGGATGGACAACACTGATAAACCGAAGGAACGAGCCAAAGCCTACTTAGTAGTGGCCATCGTATTTGGCTTCGTCATGGGGTCCTTGATGCAGCCTCTATACAACAAAGGCAGTGAATGCTCGGCTGTAGGCCAACCACTGGTGCCATGCCTTTTCAATAGCTATCGGTGAAGCTTCAGACCCGATTGGGCGCAAGGCCAATCGGGTTTCCAAACCTTGCCGTTAAAGAACACCGCCAAACCTTAAATTGATTCTGAACCAACAAATGTCAGCGCTTGGGCTTATGGTGCGCTACGGCGTTTGCCGCTCCAGCGCCTCATGAACTTTATCGGCAGCCTTCCCCGCGGTCTCTGCCGCTTGTGTCGCCTTACCTGCGGCACCCTCAACTTTGACGGCCGCCTCAGTGGCGGACTTGGCCAGCTTGTTCAGGCGCATGTCGCGCTGAATGGTCGCCTCGTCGTAACCACGGCGGGCTTCGGCAAGCTGGACGCTGTACCAGCTCGCGAGCTGCCATTGAGCCACCTGAAAGCCGAGCATTGCGCCTCCCGCTATCAGCAGGATAGCCATCAACCAAACTTCTACTCGTCTCCACCAGTGGCGGGCGACGAAATTGATTGCGCATCTGTCCATCAGTTGTTTCCTCCGAGCTGCGCACGCAGACGAGCGATTTCGGCGCTCTGGCTGGTGACCTTGTCGGTGAGCTGCACAATATGGCTCGTCAGGGCTTCGATCTTCCCTTCCATGCGGCCGACGGCAGCAGCGAGTTCATTGCGCTCTTTGGCGAACTGGTCAGCGCGGGTCTCGGCTTCTTTGCGCGCCACACGTTCAGAGTCGAGCAGTTCGTTGAGTCGGCGAACAGTGCCAATATCGGCGTTGTCCATCGCGCGGTCGGCAGCATCCTTGGAGAGGAATTTCCTCAACCACAGAAAGCCGCCCAGCAGAATTGTGCCCGTACCGCCCAGCCAGGTAGCTGTGCCTGGGCCGAGGTCGGTTGGGTCCATCTTTACTCCAGAATAAAAGGGCCGGCAGGGCGGCCAATGAGGAACAAGGTACGAATGAGGCCCTCGCTGAGCCTAGCGATCAGAGGTTCAAAGGGGTTTGAGTAAATCGCAGGCATAAAAAAACCCAGCAATGAGGCTGGGCTTGGGTGATCGATACATCAGTCGCTGCGTACTTCCTTGGCTTCATTCAGAACAAACCACGCGCCGGTCAAGTTTGAAACGAAAAGCTCAACCCCTGCGTCTTTTTGATTGGTGGAGTCAAGGTGTTCGTTAACAGCATCCTTGGCGTAATCACAGACCGTCTCACAGGACAGGTACTCCGTCTTCGCTATGTAGCTATACATTGCGGTTGGAAGATCCTTCAGCGTGCCATTACGATCTCGAATGGTTCTGTGAAATCCGTGTTTTTCCATGATTTCGTGAAGGTCGTCATATAAAGCAGCATTAGAAAGCTGAACCCTTATGGCGAAACTCGCATATTTATCCGATGACTCCGTAGTATGCGGGTAATCCTTTTCCTCTTCAGCTTTAGCACACTTCAAGAATATATCACTGAGAAGAGTTCTCATATTAACCCACCATCCCTGTCAAAAAGGTTATCCGGAGAAGCCGCAGGCATACCTATAAATAACAAAAAACCCGACTCATTGGCCGGGCTCTTATGCCCATCAATCCCTTATTTGCGCAGGTATGACAGGATGGGGTGGATAATGGCTCACTGGATCAATCACCGTCAAGCGCAATCTGCAATCAAAATGCCTTCAGCCTCTAAAATGTGCTGAACCTCGATCAGCGCCACATCCACCATGCTCTCCAGCCCCTTGCGAATGTCACGCCTCCACCGCTCCTGCGTTTTGATCGGGTGCGGGTCGTCGCTCCAGTTGTCCATCTCGTACCACGTGGCTGGAAGCACATTTGTGCTGCGCTTTCCTTCAGCGCCAGGAAGCTTTGGCATGGCCCAAGTGACGATCGCGCAGTGGCGAAAACGCTCTGGCGCTGGCGACCGGTACTGCTTGGTGATTTCGGTGATCGCCGCGTGCTTGCGTTCAATGTGCGTTGAGAACTTCGCCACGAGCGCGCGCCAGTGTTCTGAGCTCAGCGCCTTGTGCAGGCGGCCGAACACCCAGCAGTCGGTTAGGAATGCAGCTTCCTTGCCCACGATCTCCCCCTTCAGTTTGGCGCACTGCACCTTCGGCTCAAAATCACAGCCGCCTGCGGAGTTGATGGTTTCCGCGGCCAGAGCCCGGACCACTGCTGCTACAACGTTCCGATACATCATGCCGCTTCTCCTTTCTTCAATTCTCTGGTCAGCGCCCGGTACTTGGCCGTCAGGGCTTTCAGTTCTTCGATGGTGTACTTCTGGGGCTCATGAGGGCCTTCTAGCCAGGCCAGCTTCTCGGCGCCGATCTTTTCCAGCAGTCTCGGCCGGTAGCCCAGCAGGTTTCCGGATTGGCCCATATTGCAATTCCGATTGCATTGCAAATGGACGTTGAGCGGCTCAAATCGAAGCTCCGGGCAGGCTGCGGTGGTCCTGTAGTGGCCAGCACAGTACTGAACGTCTGCGGTGGTCCCGCAGCTGATGCATGGTTGACCGGCATCCCTCTCACGGATCCAGGCGTTGAAAGCTGTCTGCGTGTCCTTGAGGTGGTCCGCCCTGCTCTTCAGCTTCTCCTTCCGCACCTTGATCTCGGAGCGCTCGACCTGGGCCAGCGCCTTGCGAGCCGTGGCCTGGTTCCTCGGCGCGTCTTTGATTGCACAGGCCGGACTGCATACCGCCTGCCCGAGCTTCTGCGGGACGAATGAGGCCCCGCACTCAGGTACGCGGCACTTCTTCGCCCTGGGGCTTTTGGATTGAAGGCTCATGCGCATGGCTCGGCCTCCTTGGATTTCTGCTGCTCAGGGGCGAAGTCGCCGCGCAGGGGTATTAAGTGACGCTCCTCAACCAGGGCTACGCCGCCAACATCTAGCCAGCCCCCGGCATGGAGATTTGCAGACAGTCCGGACGCCTGTACCACCCAGCTCTCCGGGCCTCGATTTATAAACCGCCTGCCATCTGCAAGGCCGAAAGCCTCGTTCGTAGCCCGCTTCTGTACTAACTCCACAGCCATTCCAATATTTGGAGAAATACCCTTGCTAGACCCAACGATCACCGCCGGGTCGCCAGACTTGAATTGATGATTCATGCCGCCACCTCGCCGATCAGATCGCCGAAGAAGACGCCCAGCGCCGAGAACTCAGTCAGGATGCGGTCCGTGTACGCGACACCCTGGGCGCGATTGAACATGCTGGTCACCGGGAAACCGTCCGGCCCGAGCAACTTGCTGTCGCCCATCAGTCCGAGCTTTTCCTCGTAGGTCAGGTGCTTGGTGGTGCGGTGCCAGGCTGCGCGGTAATCCTCGTCCTCGTTGATCAGGATCTGAACGCCATGGTGCAGCTTGCAGTACTTGCGTGCCTCACTGGCGTCGCCGATCTGGGTCATCTCGGAGATGCGCTTGTACAAAGCGAACCATAGAGCGTTCTGGTCGAGCGTGCGGTCCTTGCCCGGGCGCAGTGAAACGACGACGAACTTTTTCTCGCGGAACATCGCGGTCATGCGCGTGACGGCTTCGGTGAGCTTGGATTGGCAGTTGACGCTGATCTTGTCAGTCATGGCTGAATCCTCAAGCCTGCAGCTTGGATGGTTTCCGAAACCTCATCCGCGTCCATGAGACGTTGCCGGTCTTGATGCCATGCGTCAGGCAGATCAATCAGCAGCGCCTCGCGGGAAGCCCGCCATGCCACCCATAGGCAATCGACCGAGCGCACCAGGTAGACGCCGTTCGCCTTGTCGATCATCTGGTTGCAAGACAGTGCCCACGCCTCAAATTGTTCTCGCACCTTGTCGTTGCTCACTGCCCCGCCCTCCTCAATTCCAGTTCTTCTGCCTGCTTCTGGAGCAGCGCTACGCGGTCGGCCAAGGCATTGGCGGCCTTGATCTTCAGCTCGTTCTTGCGTTCGGCCGAGGCAGCTCTCATCTCGTGCATGCTGTCTTTCACGGCCTGGAGTTTTTCGCGCACATCTGGGCTTGGGTTGGTGACCTGTCCGGTAAGCAGTCCAGCAATGGCCTGGCCGTCCTGCGTGATGGGCACCACGTTGAGATCCGCCAGATACAACTGTCCTCGCTCTTGCGGTATACGCTGCATCTGCACGGCGGAGGTGATGGCCTCGACCCGCCGGTTGGCGTCGAAACCTACAGATACGTGCCAGCTAACCGACTTGGCTTGATCACGGGCCAGCTTTACGAAACGCTCGTAAGCACTCATGAAGGCCATGCGGGCACCGATCTGGTCGCCGGCGTTGAGCACCGGCCTTGCGGCGGCGAGGGCCAGTTGGATTTCGTCGGTCAGCACCACGGTTTCGAATTCATCATTGGTCGTCATCGCGATCGCCCAGGCCTCGTCCTTGCCCGGATGGCCGTCGTAGGACTGCACACGCTGGAGGACGTCAGCCATTGCCAGCTTTCCCTTCACCTCGAAACGGCAGGCCTTGAGCGCGGCTTTCACCACCGGCACCGAGTAAGCGCAAAGGTCTTCCGCCATCATCGCGGCGGTGCCAGGATTCATTTCCTGCCCCATGGCCTCAGCTGTTGCGCAAATGGCGGCCGCTAGCCCGGCAACCTGCTGGTCGTTCATCTCAGAGGTATTCATTGCGGTCACCTGCTTGGCGTTTGGCGAGAACCGTCTGGAAGGCCTGCTCCGCTGCAGACAGGTTCGCCTCGGTTCTTTCCATCTGGCGTGCGGTTGTGCCGTTGACGCGCTGACCGGTTACCCACTGGGTGTGATAGCTCTCCGCGTTGGCCAGCAGCTCGTTGAGGCTGTGGCACTTGCGAAGAACGGCGGCATCGCTGGTTTTCAGAAAGTGGGCGGCAACGTGATGTGCGACGTCGGCACCGAGGCGGTCGACCAGCTGGCCGAGCTGGCCGCCGACCTTGGCGTTCCACACCGGCCAGGCGCCGTAACGCTTGCGGTAGGCCATCGCGTAATTCGCCCAGACCTTGAAGGTTTTGCAGGTTCGATCTTTCGGTCCAGGCATGTCGGCGGGAATCTCAACCCGTGGCGTGTCGGCGCGATCGTCAACCACAGCCAAACCGCAGGACTGACCCGGCTCGCCGGGAGGGTCTTGCAAGTCCTGACTTGTACCCTGATTGGTATCCTGATTACTTGTATCCTGATTTGTCGGAGATTTTTCCGACCCTTGCCCGGATTTTTTTCCGACCTTGATCGGATTTTTTTCCGAGGTAGCTCGGATTTTTTTCCGAGCCTTGCCGTCTGGTAGGGTCGGATATTTTTCCGACCCATCGAGCTTCTGATTCCACTCGACGGCCTTCGCTGTCAAACGGAACAGTGTGATATTTGAAGTGCTGGAAAGCTCAATCAAACCGGCCTCTTCCAGAGCCTTCAGCATGCGGTAAGCGGTATCAGGCTTGTCAGTGAGCAACGGAAGCTCCTCAATGATCTTTGCCTTGCTCAACGCGAAGAAAATCCCGCTATCGGTCTTGATTGGCTTGGTCCAGCTCGGGCATCCATAGACGAACGCGAACAGAAGCGCCTGCTGAGAATTCAGCCCCCACTCCAGCGCTTTCACCTGATTTATTGTGACGGTGTATTGCATATCAGGACTTCCCGACCGTCTTGGTCCGGTTCATCAGGCAGCCTTCAGCGATTCGCGAAGCACCTGGAGCGCGTCAATCGCCTCCTGAATGGCCTTGTCGCCCTGCGCTTTCTCGTGCTGGCTGATATGGCTATCGACGGTGGCGTCATAGATCAGGCGCTTAACGTCTCCTGACTCAGCCGCGAGATGAGCCAAGGCTGCAAGCAGTGGCTTCGGTGCTGGCCGCTGGCGTGCAACGACATCGCAACCGAACTCGTCAGCAAGTGCCTTCAGCGGTCGCAGATCATTCGCGTGCAGCAGAATCCCGAACAGGTGCTCAATGGTCAGGTGGTGAGCATCGTTGTCCGGGTTGGCACGCTGGAGCAGGCTCACGTGAGGGACTCCCATTTTCGCCGCCAAGGTTTTCGCCTCGTTTTCCAGGACCGCGCTTTGGCAGGACCGCAAGAAATTTTCCATTCGTAAAACCTCGCTTTTGTTTCAGTAGTGGCGTCCAGTCACACGCTGCAAAATTCGACTGCAGTTCTGGTTCTCAACGTGGAAGTGGGTTGCGACACATCAAGCCGCCGTCAAAGTTTGTTTTTCTGGAGGAAAAGCGTCATCCAACTCGCAGTTGGCCCCCAGAACATTCAAGGCGCGGACAATAAGTCGCGCCTCAGTGAGGCCTGGACTGCGCAGGCCGGATTCATAATTCGCGAGACGCGATTGATTCCAGCCGAGCGCCCGACGCAGCGCTGCCTGAGTTACCCCGGCTCTCTCTCGGATCATTCGGACGTGGTTCATCTGATTTCCTCCATAATTAATCGAAGGATAAACACGTATCGTGTTATTGGCAATCACAATAAGTGAGCGGCGGGTATTTCATATCGTGATTAAAATCCCGCGCTATGAATGAATCTCTCGGACAAAGACTCCAGCGCTTGCGCCAGGCGGCCGGAAAATCTCAAGCGGCTCTAGCAAAGCTTTGTGGCTGGAGCTCTCAATCGCGAGTAGGCAACTACGAGTCGGGCACTCGGGAGCCTACCCTTGGCGATATAGAGCTGATGGCGAAAGCCCTTGGCGTGCCTTACAGCGTCCTACTACTGGGGCATGAGCTTCAGGCACCGCGCGTTTCTGGCCAAGAACCACCCAATGTTGCAATGATCAATCAGCCTACCCATATGTACAGCTACCCGATCGTGAGCTGGGTAAGGGCTGGTGCGTGGGCCGAGGCCGTGCAGCCATTCCCGGACGGGTTTGCTGACCAATACGAGGTTTCCGATTACAAGGCCAAAGGCCCGGCTTTTTGGCTGGAGGTGAAAGGCGACTCGATGACGTCCACCACGGCGCCGTCCATCCCTGAAGGTTCTCAGATTCTGGTCGATACAGAAGCAGACGTGCGCCCAGGGAAGCTTGTTATTGCCAAGCTCTCAGGCAGCAATGAAGCGACATTCAAGAAGCTTGTGGAAGATGGCGGCATCAGATTCTTGAAGCCCCTCAACCCGGCCTACCCTACGGTGCAATGCGCGGACGACTGCAGGATCATTGGGGTGGTGGTCAGGTCGCTAATGAAGTTTGCGTGATGCGCCTGAACACCTTGGCAGCGGGAATTTGTAGGAGCATCACATGGGGCTGACAAAACCCAATCAAGAACTCGCACGCGACCTGCAGGGCCTAGCTTCCGACTTCAAATGGTCAGCAGTGGAGCTTATGCGGATTGCTGAGCGGTTGAGCCTGATGGGCAATGAGTCTGACGCTCAGGCCATCTTCAAGATGATCACTGTGTTCCAGGCTGGCGAGGACAAGCTGGCCGGGTATGCGGATGAGGTGAAGGATGGGCGGATTGTGCGGGAGAGAGGTGCGTAGGCGAGGCGCTGCTGATCTGGAATGCGCGGAAGGTTCGAGACCTGTGATTTACCTCACAGCAACTCAAGCATACATATTTAATAAGATGTAATTGAACAGCAGAGACCACCTTCCAGCTCATACGAAAAATATCGGAAAGACATACACTACACAGGGAGATTGGCGTGGGGCGGGAGAGAAGCAAGACTTACACATTTGAGTTTTACACTATATGCCCAGACGCCGACGATCTTTTCTCAATGTCGGTGAGCCAGGCTTTTGAGGGGATAATTGACGGAAGTCTAATCTCGAGCTCAAGATCATACGGAAGCACCAGGGAGTTTTATGATGTAAGGCGCTGGACAGCGGCAAACTCCTATTCGGGCCAAATTCGTAAAATACGACAATCAGAACTTCCTGAGGTGGGCGCCCCCGGGAGGAATAGTAAGCAGTTAACACTTGATCCTGATGAGGGCGTAATTGAGAGAAACTTCTTCGTATTTTATGAAGATAGCTCACTTTTAGTTTTTCACCGAAACGATGACGGAAACGCCGCGAGCCACTTTGCGCAGCTGCTGTCTGCTGCTGTCGGGGTTCTGTACTTGGCACACCCCGTGATCCAGCCCGACCAGGCCGAGAAGTTGCTGCATGGCAAGCTGGATATCAAAAAGTTTTCTGTAAAAATACCCAAGCCAACCAATCCAAAGCTGTATCCCCAGGACACTAATAGCGCTCGCGCTCTTGAGCTTCTGGACAACTCCGGGGCGGATAATCTTGAGGTCACATTTACGATTGATAAGAAAATTGAAACAAGCGCAGGTAGACTCTCAAGCTCAATTCAAAGTTCAATCGGATCATTGATGTCACTTGGCGCAACGAAAGCCAAGATTGAGGTTGATGATCATGGCAGGATTTACCCCATAGATCTAATTGCGAATAGACTATACTCCAAACAAAGCGTCTCAACCAACTCAACATTTCCTCCAAGCGAGAGCATGTACAAGCTAGCTGACAAAGCCAAGGCAGATAAGGAGGAGTCAATCAATGCGTATTTCGGGACTGGCATCAGAATTATTTAAAGCTCTTTTGGCGGGTTCGATAGCGTATGCATTTGTCCGGTACGATTTCGCACTTGACACTAATGAGATAGCCTCCCTTGGAGCTGCGGTGGCTGGCTGCTCGGCGACGATCCTCGGCTTCCTAATTGCAGCAGTCGCACTGATGGCCTCTATAATGGATCGAACCCTGATGGCAAATCTCCGTGCAACTGGTGGCTACCAGAAGTTGATGCTAGATAGCTTTATATGCACGGGACTTCATCTTATTCTGATGGTTTCCGCTTTAAGCTTGCTCCTTCCTTGGCGTTCGGGGCGAGGAATGATTCTTATCTTCACAGTATTTCTGGCAGGGCTTGCTTGGCTGAAGCTTGTCACAACTGGGGCAGGCCTATATAGGGTGATTGTAAGAGTAAGTCGCGCATGACGTGCTCATATTCAGCAGCCTTAGCGCTCGGGAGACCTACCCCTCATTGATCCAGGACCCGTCGGCCAGCAGGCCGTGATGGGTGCGTTAACAACGTCGCGACCTCCCCTCAGAAATCGCCCTTATTGAATTGCAGTTGATGGGTTGCGTTCGAGGATCGCGCACTGGCACCAAACGACTTGATCGAGTCTGCGTGCAAAATTCGACCCAACGCCGGGATTTTTCGTTCTACAGCCAGACAATCCCTCCGAGCACACCGCCCCGCGCAGGCATCGACCTGCACATATGGCGTTGACCCGCTGATATGCGGCTGACCTGCATTCCACCATTTCCGAACTGACCTGGCCCGCCACTGAGCGGTTTTTTTTGTCGACACCTCAAAAATAAATCACATTACGTGTTGACGCATAAAACACATTACGTGATAGTTCGCCCATCGAAACGCGGAACAGCCCCTCGGCAGGGAAAGCGGATCGAAACGCTCTTTAACAGTCTGCGCAATTCGAACAAAGACGGCACCGCCTCTACGGCGACCGGAGATCAGATAGCCCCGAAAGGCTACCAACGCGAGGACCACCTCGACGGCTGACTAGAGCGAAAGGCTCGAACCGAGTGAATGACCCGCTATGCGGTGCCAGCGGTAACCCGAGATTTACTTATGCCGCTTCAATGAGGCGGCATCAGAAATCGACCGGAGTGACACCATGAACAAAGAACAGGTTTACGACGAACAGATCAGCCCGCTTATGCAACAAATTATTGAGGTCTGCAAAGAGAAAGGCATCGCGATGATCGCCAGCTTTGACATCGCACATGACGGCGCAGGCCCGGACGGCGAAGACTGCTCCGGACTGCTCTGCAGCAGCCTGTTGCCAGATGGCGACGGCAAGCCAAACCAGTCGTTTACCCAGGCGCATGCCTACATTAGTGGCTCCCGCCGCAGCGCAGCGATGATGCTCACCACAGAGCACGGCGACGGTTCAAAGACGCTGACTGCGTTCATCTGACGCGATTCTCGAACAACCAGCACCAGCGTCAGCCTGACGAAAACTGCCCGATACCTTGGCACCCCATCGCCAGGCCGCATCGGGGTGTGATCTGGAAAGGCGACTCCATACCGGGCGCGTTGCCAGCGCGTTGAGGCCTCGAGCCGGTACTGAATGGGCGTCCTTGCGATGGCAAGCGCAGATCACACCCCGATGCGGATGAGTACAGCCGTTAAGTCGGTCCCCTGCATCACCCTCCCCCCTAAATCAATACGACCGCATCGGCAGGTGCCAAGCCAGTCTCACGGCTGGGTTTGGTCACCCGCGCTTGGCATCTGGCCAATGCGGTTGCGCACTCTCTGGAGGCGATCATGAATGCAGCAACAAAGGTCCTTGCTCTGACGGAAAGGCCGGCAAAACCGTGCACGCCCGCTGAGCAACAGTGGATCGAGAATCACGCCGAATACCTGATGAGGGGTGCGGATGTGAAATTCAAACGCCGCATGCACAGTGAGCAAGGTGTCACGCTGGAGCGCTTCCACAACGCACTGGATGAGTTGCTCATGGAGCGCCTGAGCCGAACAGGTGCCAGCAACTGGTCGCTGGGCATGGTCATGCACGGTGTCATTACCGGGAATGTCTCGATGGCTCGCGAAGGCCTCGTCGAAGCGCTTGGCCTGCCGGACTGCAAACGAGCAATTACTGAGATTGCTGAGAGCTTGCTGCGTCCATTGGCGGCCGACGGACTTATCGCCCAGGCGGAGGATGAGCAGTGAATACGCAAGCCGCCCTTGCCCGACTGGGCCTCGAAATCGCAAGGATGAAGCGATCCTGCACTCCGGTGCCCGACCGCACCTTTGTGATGGGGATGATTGAAATGGCGGAGTTCGCCGGATCGATAGACACCCGTACCGCCAACCGTTACCGAGATGCGCTGGACGCAAAGTTCGTCGAGCGTAACGCGTATCTGAAGAGGGTCGCTGCATGACCACGCCCATCGTGAAATCCCTGATCGACGAGCAGCTCGCCGAGATCGAGAACAAGATCGCCATCCTCGGGTTCGGACTGCCGTTCAACGAGGTCATCGGCAAGCCTCGAGAAATGCCGGTGTGCGATCTGAAGCAGCGTTTGGCACCGACCATGAAGGGCCGCAGGATTGCTGTGAGGGTTCGGTCGTGACCCGCTTCCAGCGAGCGCGCCGAATCGCTTACTGGCGCGGATCAGGAGTCGCCCTGCTCCTCGCAACGCTTTGGATGCTGGCCAGCGCCTACGCATCGCACCTCACGCAATAACCCCTTTTTCGATTCAATCGCAGCGCCCCGCACGGAGCGCGAGGATTTCCCATGTCTGCAAGAAACGTTGCGTCCGTAACGCACGAGCAACGCCTGCATGTCCTGCCACACGCCGCGACGTCGACCAGCGCCTTGGTGCTGGACGGCGACAGCCTCGACAAGATGATGCGTCTGGCCGATGTCATGGCCACCGGCCGCGCCACGCTGCCGAAGCATTTCAACGGCAACTCCGCTGATTGCCTTGCCGTCGTAATGCAGGCCATGCAGTGGAAGATGAACCCCTTCGCTGTCGCTCAGAAAACTCACCTGGTGAATGGTGTTCTCGGCTACGAGGCCCAGCTCGTCAACGCGGTGATCACCACCTGCGCGCCGGTCGTCGATCGCCTGCATTACGAGTGGTACGGCGACTGGGACAAGGTCATCGGCAAGTTCGTGATCAAGACCGGCGACAAAGGCGAATACCGCCAACCGGGCTGGAAGCTGGCCGACGAAGAAGGCCTGGGCGTGAAGGTGTGGGCAACGTTCCGCGGTGAAGACGAACCGCGAGTACTGGAGCTGCTGCTGGCTCAGGCCCGGACGCGCAACAGCACGCTGTGGGCAGACGACCCACGCCAGCAGCTTGCCTATCTGGCGACCAAGCGCTGGTCTCGCCTGTATTGCCCTGACGTCATCCTCGGCGTTTACAGCCCTGACGAGCTGGAAGAAAGCTCGCCGAGATTCCGAGACGTCTCGCCGCAGCGCGAGGAGTCGGGAACGGAGCTTCCGGCCTACGACGACGAGAAGTTCAAGACCATGCTTCCAAAGTGGCAGGAAGGCATCGACACCGGCAAGACCGACGCCGAGAGCCTGATCGCCTTCCTCGAATCGAAATACACCCTCAGCGCTGATCAGCTCGAGCGCATCAACAAGATGGCACCCATTCCCGGAGAAACCGCATGAAGACCCATAAAGTGACCCAGGGCAGCGTCGAGTGGCACGCCCTTCGCGCAAACTACCACACCGCATCGGAAGCGCCGGTAATGATGGGCGCCTCCAAGCAGATGAAGCGCACCGAGCTGCTCCATGCCAAAAAGACCGGACTGGACCGGGACATCTCGTGGTGGGTCCAAAAGTACCTGTTCGACAAGGGCCATGAAGCTGAGGCTCTGGCTCGCCCGATCCTTGAAGCGAACATTGGCGAAGACCTATTTCCGGTCGTCGGTACCGAGGGCGACCTGCTGGCCTCGCTGGACGGCTGCACCATGATGGGCGAGATCGTCTTCGAACATAAAATGTGGAACGAGCAACTGGCCGCAGATGTGCGCGCGGGTGATCTTGACGCTCATTACTACTGGCAGCTCGAACAGCAACTGCTGGTATCCGGCGCGGAGAAGGTGATTTTCGTTTGCTCGGACGGTACCGAAAAGAACTTCGTGTCCATGGAGTACTTCCCGGTAAAAGGTCGGGCGGCGAAGTTGGTCGCCGGCTGGAAACAGTTCGAAGCTGACCTGGAGGCATTCGTGCCGACAGAGGCAGTGATCGAAGCCGTGGGCAAAACACCCGACGCGCTTCCGGCACTGCGCATCGAAGTCACCGGCATGGTCACGGCCAGCAACCTTGAGCAGTTCAAGGCTCACTCACTCGCCGTCTTTGAAAGCATCAACACCGACCTGCAGACCGATCAGCACTTCGCTGATGCTGAGAAGACAGTCAAATGGTGCGGCGAGGTTGAAGAGCGGCTTGAGGCAGCCAAGCAGCACGCGCTGAGCCAGACCGAAAGTATCGACGCCCTCTTCCGCACGATTGATGAAATTTCGGAGCAGGCGCGTCGCAAGCGCCTCGAGCTGGACAAGCTGGTGAAAGCTCGCAAGGTCGCCATCCGTGACGAGATCGTCCTAAAGGCAAAAGCTGCGCTGCGGGATCATCTGGACAAGATCAACGCTTCATTCGGCGGCAAGGTCCGGCTACCTGACATCCCCGCTGACTTCGCGGGAGCGATCAAGGGCAAGAAAACTGTATCCAGTCTACGCGATGCAGCCGACTCCGAGCTGGCCCACGCGAAAATTGATGCCAGCCAGATCGGCGATAGCATCAGAGCCAATCTCGAAAGCCTGCGCACGCTCGCCGCCGAGTATCCGTTTCTGTTCAGCGATGCCCAGCAGATCGTCCTCAAGAACAATGATGACCTAGTGTCGCTGATCAAGGTCCGAATCAATGAGCACAAGGAGACTGAAGCCAAAAAGGAAGAAGCTCAACGCCAGCGCATTCGTGAAGAGGAAGCGGCCAAACTTAAGGAGGCTGCAGAGGCGAAGCGAAAAGATGCGGAANAACGCCAACGCCAACGCCAACGCCAACGCGAAGACTGTAGCCCCCGTTATCGCTGCCACATCGGTAGATAAAACGGCCGCGAGGATGACTGCCGTCCCGCTCTCCGCCAAGGTGCCGCCGAAACCGACGAAGCTTCAGGCGAACGTCACGGATCTGGAAGCGCTGGTGCACGCCGTAGCGGCCGGTAAAGCTCCGATCTCGGTCCTGACGGTCAACTGGCAAAACCTGGACGACCTCGTTGATTCGCAGGGAGCCGCATTCACGATGCCGGGGGTTACCTTGGAGCAGGTCGCAGCATGATGACCACTGAACTGAGTGCAATTCAGAAGAATGGAGTGGAGTCGGCGCGGCTGGCTGAGGCAATGGCGGAATTTGAAAGCCGAGGTGGCCGTATTGCGGTCGTAAGCGGCTACCGCCCAACACCGCCACCCCGCCGCAAAGATTACGTTGATCCAGAAACGGTGCTCAAGCGCCGCCCAGCGCGGATCACTCCAGCAGAGCGAGTCACCCTGCGCAAGCTGGCGTCCTCACTATGAAACGGCGCAAAGCGAACAACTGCTTCGTCCGCGCCCAACGCAGCTGTCGAGCCCTGCTCAGCACCAACCATGTCGGCGTGGTGAACATCGATCCGAGCGGGTCCCAGATCATGGTGAATTGGAAAAGCTGCAGGCAGATACGCAGCTTGCCGATCGCCAATGCGCTCTTCGACTTTTCCTATCGCTGGACCATCTATCTCAGCGCGATGTGCCGGGACGGCCGCAGCGGCGAATACGTGAAATCTGTGGAGATATCACCAGCTGGCTTTTACAAAGTCGAACAGTTGGCCGATGCGATCGAGCACTACTATCTGGAGCTGCGCAACAGCTGCAACCAGAGCCACTTGGTGGCCTCGGGCTGGATTGCTATCCCTGCCGAGCTTTCCCTAGATGAGGCGCAAGCCGCAAACCTCTTCCACGCGGCCGGCGCCTGGCATCAGGTGAAAGCGGCATGAAGAGGATGCTTTCAAGACCCCATCAGCGTCGACGCCCCCTCCAACTCAACATCCCACCCAGCGGAATAACGCCCACGGAGCAACGCCCATGTCCAAACCGACAGACACCGCCGAATTTCTCAACGAACTGAACGGCGGCGCGTTTGCCAGCCAGATCGGTCACGCCCTTTCCGAAGTCGCTGCTGGGGTCGTTGACCACGGCAAGGCCGGGAAGCTGGTCATTACCCTGGACTTCTCGCAGATCGGCGAATCGCACCAGGTAAAGATCAAGCACAAACTCGACTACAAGGTGCCGACCAAACGCGGCACCCGCAGCGAAAACACCAGTCTGGACACGCCGATGCACGTCGGCTCAGGCGGCAACATCACGCTGTTCGCCGAGAAGCACGACCAGCTGTTCACCCGTGACAATGCACCCATCCCACGCCGCGACTAATCCCCACCCCACCACCGAGACTTGAAATATGTCCCTCACGAAAGAAGCAATTCAGCTGATCACCGACAACGCGCTGATCGCAGAAGGCAAAGATCTGGGCACGAGCATGCCCACGGTCGTCCTTCCTGAAGGCGCGAAGATCGTCAACCTGGAACAGTACAGTGCCGGTCGTAGCCGCTTCCGTGGCACGTTCTCCACCAGTTCGCTGGCAGACTTCGCTAAATACGTTATTGATCGCGCAGTGGTCGACGCGAAAGGCTTCATCAATCAGGACGAAATGACCTGTTCGGTGCTGTTCAATCTGGGCAACGACGAAGTGCCAGGCCACGCCGATGATCGCGCTGTGCTGAAACTGAAACCTACCGCCGCCTACCAGGCCGTGCAGGCCATCAGCGGGCGCGCCATGTCTCAAAAGGATATGAGCGACTGGATCGAGGACTGGCACAGCACTTTGTCGGCGGTCGGCGAAGCTAACCAGGACATCAGCTTGGTGAAGGCCATCGCCGCCGTGCGCACCATCTCGGTCAAGGCCACGTCGGAAAGCAATCACACCGTCAGCGAGACCCGCGCCAGCCGCAGCGCAATGGATGACATCGAGGCGACCAGCAAAGAAACGCTGCCCACCTCGTTGATCTTCTCGGCGGTGCCGTTCGAAGGCTTGCAACTGCGCGACATTATCCTACGAATCTCAGTCATCACCAGCGGCGCACAGCCGGTGTTGAAGCTGCGTTGGGTTGGCGAGGACGTGCAGCGCGAAGAGATTGCACAAGAGTTCAAGTCGGTGCTTGAAGCGAAGGTGGGCGATGCTGCGCAGCTGGCTCTAGGCTCTTTTGATCCGAAGTAAGTAGTCCCCAAAATACCCCGGACGGTTACCCTGCCCGGGGAGTTTGAGATCAGACCTCAATCACCCAGCATAGTCATGATTGAAGCTCCAATCGTAGTGAGTGACTCAACTTTCGGCAGAGAATCGATCAGGCGCCTGACAATGTTTTTCTTTGGGGTTGGTGAATCAATCTGGGTTTTGATTTCGTCAACCACCTCGAGAGCTTCAAGCTTTTCAGACTCAGGCAGCTCCATTTTCTCGACTTCGGACCTTAGGCCTGACACCAGATTAGATATTTCTGTATTTGAGTAAGCTGTGTTTACGGAATTATCTACGCTCTGGTTGTTGACCCTAGCGTTGTCACCATGAAAGTTGTAAACGGTGCTGTGACTGACCTTCTCAGCTTCTGCATCTCCCAAGCGCCTTACGGACATTTGATAGTGGGCCTGCACAGCGAGAGATGCTTCACGAAAACCCGGGTCCACTACTTCGAACGTTTCGGTTCCGCGATTACTCATGTGGCGAACAATTAAGTCCTTTGGCTCGATGAGAATTGATGAGTTCCAGAAAAAAATCTGTCCTTTCTGAACGCTAGCCTTCAGTTCATCAAAACGTTCACCATTTCTTTTCAGAATGGAAATGTTGTCGTTTGCTAAATCATTAAATATCCCAATCATCAATTTTCCATCCTAGTCAGAAATAGGCCGCGTCGTGCCGAGCCTATCCATCAATAGCCCACTTCAACGACTCACGCCACCCCGGCGAGGCCCCTACCTGGAATTCGATATGAGCCAGCTCCACCAGATACTGGTAGGCGACTGCATCGACATGATGCGCACGCTGCCAGATGAAAGCGTGCATACGTGCGTGACCAGCCCGCCCTACTACGGTCTGCGTGACTATGGCGTAGAAGGCCAGATCGGCCTAGAGGAAACCCCTGCCGAGTTCATCGCTCGGTTGGTCGACGTGTTCCGCGAAGTGCGCCGGGTGCTACGCGCTGACGGCACAATGTGGCTGAACATGGGCGACAGCTACGCTGGCAGCTGGGGAGCCCAAGGCAGACCCCAAGGCGATGGCCAGATGTCCGGGCGTAGCGTCACGTCTGCCCGGCAGATCAATGAGCATCCGCGATTCAAATCCGGTACCGGTGTACGCGGAAGCGAGATGGGCATGAAGCCCAAGGATCTAATGGGCATGCCTTGGCGGCTGGCATTCGCGCTGCAGGACGACGGCTGGTATCTCCGGCAAGACATCATCTGGAACAAGCCAAACCCGATGCCTGAGAGCGTGCGGGACCGGTGCACCAAGTCGCATGAATACATCTTCCTGCTGAGCAAATCGAAGAAGTACTACTTCGACCAGACTGCCATTGCAGAAGACGCGTTAGAACCCAGAGGTCCCGGCAACGTATCGCCAATTGAAGCACTACCGGGCGAGCGGCCGACGGATAACTCGAATATCCGTGGTTCGCTTTATAAGATCGGTCCTCGCCTCACCCGCAACAAGCGGACGGTATGGACTGTGGCCACACGCAGTTTCAAGGGCTCCCACTTCGCGACCTTCCCGCCTGACCTGATCCGACCATGCATTCTGGCCGGTGCGCCGCGCGGCGGCGTGGTGCTGGACCCATTCGGAGGTGCCGGTACCACGTCGCTAGTTTCGATGCAGGAAGGCCGCCGGTCGATCATCTGCGAGCTGAACCCAGAGTATGCAGCGCTGGCCCGCGCTCGTATCGACTCGGCTTGGCTGGATGGAGCTGCACAAATGGACGTGTTTCACGATTTTACGCCGGCGGCGTGATTCTCCTGCCAATAAAAAGCCCCGCCGTGCGGGGCAAATATTCGAAATGAAGCCTACATGCGAAACTGGCCGACGAGGCGATTCAGTTCGACAGCGAGCTTGGTCAGTTCAGATGTTGCGATGGCTGTCTGACTCGACCCATCGGCAGCTTGATTTGACAGGTCGCGGATGCTCACCAAACTGCGATCCACTTCCCTGGCGACTTGAGCTTGCTCTTCCGACGCGGTAGCAATCAGCACATTTCGCTCGGTGATGTTGTCGATCGACTCAGTGATTTCGACCAATGCAGAACCAGCACCCTGAGCAGTATCGAGCGTTTTCTGAGCCTGCGCGTTCGTATGGCTCATCGCCGATACAGCTGCTCCGGTGCCCTTCTGTATCGAGCTGATCATCTGCTCGATCTCGCTAGTGGACTGTTGGGTGCGATGAGCCAACGCCCTTACCTCGTCAGCCACCACTGCGAACCCACGGCCGGCCTCACCGGCTCGAGCAGCTTCAATCGCAGCGTTGAGCGCCAGGAGATTGGTCTGTTCAGCGATCGCACGGATCACGTCAAGCACCTTACTAATGTCAGTGGCCATTACAGCGAGCCCTTGCACTTCCTGGGTAGCGTCTTCGACGCTCCCAACCATGAGGCTGATCGCTTCGACGGTTTGGTCTACGCGTGCACGGCCGGACACGGCTGCGGAGTTTGAACGAGTGGCAGCCTCTGATGCTGCGGAGGCGTTCCTGGCCACTTCTTCAACGGCAGCGCTCATTTCGGTTACAGCCGTTGCGGCCATCTCGACTTCATTGTTCTGCCGCAGCATGCCTTTATTTGCATCCTCTGTGACCGCATGCATTTCTTCAGCTGTTGAAGCGAGCTGATTGGAAGAGTCGGAGATGGAGGAAAGCGTGGTACGCAGCCCGCCTTGCATTGCCTTCAAAGCCATCATGAGCCGGGCGACTTCATCATGTCCTTGAGGCTCAATGACCTCGGTCAGATCATTTTTGGCAATGCGTTCGGCAATGGTCAACGACTGGCTAATAGGGTGCGTGATGCTGCGCGTGTACATCAGAGCAAGAACGATTGCTGCGAGCGTGCTCGCTGCGATGAAACCTCCAACAATCAGCTTCGTATCCTCATAAATATCAGTAGCTTCATCGCCGGCCTTTTTCGCTTTAGCGTTGTTCAGCTCAATCAGGCTCTTCATGAGGTGTTCTACGGTATCAGCAGACTGCTTCATTGCCCCGCTGGATAGCTTAACGGCTTCGTCAATATTTGATGCAGCGATCAGGGCCAAGTATTGGTCTTGAAGGATTTGATATTCAGAATAAGCTTGGGATAGTTCTCCGAAAAGTTGCTTGCCCTTTGGGGTCACTATTAATGGTTGCAGTTTCGAAATTAAATCCTGTACTGCCTGTTTTGATCTTTTCACGTCTTCCAATGCAGCGACTTTGCGATCAGTAGGTTCAATAGGATTGCGCAGTCTGGAGTTGCTACCTCTGATACTCACGAACTCACGGTCCATTAATCCCACGAGCGAAATGCTTGGTACCACGTTCGTTTCGACGAATTTTTCGGAATCATTCAAGCTTGATGCCTGCCTGAGTGCAATAAGTCCTAATGCGAGGATCATCAGACAGAACAGTCCGAAGCAGATAGCCGATCGGGGGGCAAGGTTAAGTTTGCGCAGCATCATATCGAGAACTCCAGGTCATGTTCCCCTGTGTCGTCAAGCAAGCCATTTACCACCACCGCCGTTCGTCGGGCTCAGACGCTAACCCCCGCAAACGAGGGGTTTAGACATTAAAGGATCTTGTAACGGTATGTTTCTTCTATTCAAAAAGCTGGAATTTCAGGGGTTCGCCCTAGCGTCTCATCGGTAGACCGATTCAGCCAATGCTTACTTTGGGCATCGGATACAGCAATACGAATGCGCCCTAACCCAACTTCAACGACTCACGCCACACCGGCGAGGATGAACTATGTCCGCTCACCAGAAGAAACACCCCTTCGATTTCAAAACCCAGTACGGCCTTGGCTTCAACCCGCAAGACGATGAGATCGTTGTGGACTTCTTCTGCGGTGGCGGGGGCGCCGGTACCGGGTTGGAAATGGGGCTTGGGCGCACAGTCAGCGTGGCCAAGAATCACAGCCCGGCTGCGATCAGCATGCACACAGTGAATCACCCGGGTGCCAAGCACTTCACTACCGATGTATTCGACGGCGATCCGGATACCGAATGCGGCGGCAAGGCCGTGGGCTGGTTCCACATGAGCCCGGATTGCACCCACCACAGCCAGGCCGCTGGCGGGCAGCCGCGCAAGCGCGAGATCCGCAACCTGTCTTGGATCGGCTTGAAGTGGGCGGGCAAGAAGCGACCTCGAGTCATCAGCTTGGAGAACGTGAAGCAGATCCTGCAGTGGGGGCCGCTGGTCGCCAAGCGCTGCAAGGCGACCGGGCGGGTCGTGAAGCTGGGCGGCGTCATTGCCGCACCCGGCGAGGTTGTTCCTGTCGATCAGCAATTTCTGGTGCCAGACCCTAAGCGGCGCGGGCAGACGTGGGCCGTGTTCGTGGCCGAGCTGGAGCGCCTAGGTTATGCCGTCGAGTGGCGTGTGATCCGAGCTTGTGACTTCGGCGCGCCTACCAGCCGGGAGCGCCTGTTCATGATCGCTCGTTGCGATGGTCAGCCGATCGTGTGGCCGGAGCCGACACACGCCAAGCGTCCCGCCAAAGGCCAGAAGCCTTGGAAGACAGCCGCGGAGTGCATCGACTTCACCGACCTCGGAAAAAGCATATTCGGACGCAAGAAAGACCTGGCGCCCGCCACATTGCGCCGGGTCGCCAAGGGCATGAAGAAGTTCGTCATCGACAACCCGGCCCCGTTCATTGTCCCCATTGCAAACTGGTCGGTCGGGAATGTGCAGCCATCAACTGAGCCGCTACGCACCGTGACGTCATATCCAAAGGGCGGCGCATTCTCAGTAGTCAGCCCTGTAATGGTGGGTGCGGGAGGGCCTGAATACTCGGGCAAACCAACATCTGCCGAGCAGCCGGTGGGCACCCTACTCGCCCAGAACCACCGTGGTGTTGCAGCGGCGAGTCTCGTCCAGCTTGGGAACGAGGATAAGCCGGGAGCAGCGCCGCGCAGCGCCGACATGCATGACCCGCTCGGTACGATCATGGCATCAGACGGAAAGTACGCCATTGCCGCTGCGCACCTGGTGAAGTTTCGATTTGATGATGCAGGCAAAGTCCTGGATGAGCCTCTGCCGACTATCACAAGCGGAGGGAATTACCAGCGGCCTGCAGGCGCCGCCCACGCGATGGGAGTGTCCACAGTGTTCATGGCTCAGATGAACGGCGGCTTCAACGCCACGCACGCAAAAGGCGCAGACGAGCCGATGACGACGGTCACCAACACCGGAAGCCAGCAGCAACTGGTGGCCGCGAACCTAGTCCACCTGCGCGGCAACTGTGACGCGCGGGACGTGAACGATCCGCTGCACACAATCAGCGCCGGCGGCCAGCACCACGGAATGGTTACAGCGTTCATGGAACGCCAGTTCGGCGCAAGCGTTGGCCAGCCGCTGGACGAGCCAGCACCCACAGTCACTGCGGGTGCTGGCGGGAAAAGCTCTGTGGTTTCGCTACGGCTCTCGCCAGAGCATGAGGAAGGCGCGCTGCGGGTGGCCGCCTTCCTGATCAGCTATTACGGCACCGAGAACGTCAGTGGCGCGGGCGGGCCAGCACCAACGATCACCACAAAAGACCGGCTGGCGCTGGTCACCGTGATGGTCAAGGGCACGCCTTACGTCATAGTCGACATCTGCCTGCGCATGCTCAAGCCGTCCGAGCTGTACAAGGCCCAAGGATTCCCCGCCGACTACGTAATCACCCACGGTGCAGACGGGAAGCAGTTCACGAAGACCCAGCAAGTACACATGTGCGGCAACAGTGTGAGCCCTCCGCCCATGGCAGCTCTTGCTCGGGCCAATGATCCATGGCGCGTTGCATTAGGCGGCGCGGTCGCAGCGTGACGGGTAAAAGAGGCGCCTTAAATCCGGCCTAGACCGTTCAGTCAGATCCAGACCGATTAGTTTGAACGAACATATGCCCTTCTGTCCAAACTTGAACTAAACCGTATGACGTCACAAGGACAGTCTCGACGGCTCAGATGGATGATACGAATTACATGGCTCTACCCGAGGTGGCTGTGAACAACCAGAATTCGAGCTTAAAAACCGAACATTCGATAGACCTGCCGCTTACCGAGGACCTGCGCTACATCCTCGGCACGCAGAGCTTCTGCTGCATGAGCCAGGCAACAGTGCTTCGCATGCTTGGTTATGAGATTGCCGAACGCGCGGCGGATGAACAGGCGGCAACCATCCACTGGATGCTTCTGCACTACATGAAAGACCCTGCGAACTGGCGCAGCAACGTCAAAGAAGTGTATGAATCGGCTATTCAGAGGCTTGGTCGCCCAGGCTCATAAGGCTGGCCTGGGCGGAGGGTCAGATCAAACCGGCTTCAGCGTGAAGATCAGCTGTCCATGGTCTGACTTGCCGACACCGTTCTTGCATTTACCCATGTAACTACCGTGCACGGAAAAGATCAAGCCGCGCTCCACACGAAGTACCACCCTGCCCGACCTCCTGATTACACCGTGCTCGTCCATCTCTCCGAGGCGTAGGCGATTCTGCCCATAGACCTCATAAGTGCTTGTGACTTCCATTGTCCACTTGCCTCATCGGTACAACAGCTCCGTTCTAGAGCTATTACACGAATATTTGTAGCACAGCGCCAGCGCACCGAGCGCCAACGAACCGCCAAGCGGCGGACAGTTGGTCGGAATTTACTATTGCGGCTGGAACATCCTCTACTCCCCTTTGAACGCTGCGCATGCGCGGCAAGGACGAAGTCATGCCTGAAGAAAAAATCGTTTTCATCCTGTCCGCCCCTGTCGTTCGCGACGAGGAAGGCTTTTTCCAGCACCCGGATCTGCCCGACTTCGACGAAGGCGATGGAGAAAAGTGCAAGGCTTGGATCGCCGAGCAGGCGCTGGAGGTAGCAATGGTGGAACTTGAGTATGCAAGTGACCAAAGCGTTGCTGATCGCTACTTCGAAGCGGGCGACGCCGACTGCAGCTACTGGGAGCCAGATCGCCCAGAAGGTGAAGGCTGGTTCTGTCTGTCGATCCATGACACCGATAACGGTCCGGTTTGCTGGTGGGCACGTCGCTCGGCCCCGCTGTGAGCTGGTACACGGAGTGCTGGCAGCGCATGCATGTGACATACCTCCGGTGCAAAGCTGAGGGAATGGACGACGCTTCGATCAGTAAGGCCGTGGACGAGTCCTACCCATTCAGCTCGAGAAGCGGCCACCCGTACAAAGCGTGGCTTGATGCCCGTCGCAATTTCTTCCCGAAACACAACCTTCCGCTTCGCCGGGCCAAGCGCCCTCCGCCAGATCTACTGGCGTAACCCCCTTCCCTATTGAGCCTGCCGGTGATCGGCGGGCGGAGCGATGCCCATGGCAGCAGAAACAAGCGGTTCCGGAATCACGATGGCTTGCATCCTGCCCAGCGCGATCAAGTGCCCCAAGTGCGATTACAAAGGTCACGGACAGTTGCTCACGCGATATCGAGCCTACTGCCCGGTCTGCTTCGACGCGTTCGTCCGCCAGCACGTCCCTGAGCTGGTCCCCGATCCAGAGGGCAAACCCTTCGACCCAAATAGCCAGTTTGTCTATCTATAGACCCTTGCGCCGCCCAACGCGGCCCGGAGCAGCAAGCCTCCAGCGCACCTGAGGACGCCATCATGGCCAACGCAAAAAAAATCAGTGATCTACCGGAGCTGGACAAGCTGACCGAGAAGCAAATGGCCGAGCGCCTCGGAACGACAGTCAAGGCACTCCAGGCACGGCGCGGCCGCGAGCAAATTCCCAGCGGTGTCTGGAACAAAATCGGAAATCACATCATTTACAGCGTCAGGAGATATGACGAATGGCTAGAAAGTCTGTGGGTCTCCCCGCCGGGCTGGACATCCGGGGCGACACGTTCCGCTTCCGCTTCAGCTGGAACGGAAAGCGTTGCTCCGAGACGCTCACGTATCCCACCACGAAAGCAGGGATCCAGGCTGCCACCCGCTTTAGAGATCAAGTAATAACTCTGATCAAGCACGGCCTGATGACCGATCAGAAATACGCAGAGCTGTTTCCGGATTCACTCATCGCTACAGATGCGATGATTCTGTTCGGAGAGTACGTACAGCTCTGGGTTGACGGAAGAGAGATTGAGGCGGGGGCTCGAGACAATTACGTGGGGGCTCTGAATCTGTACTGGATGCCACATCTGGTACTGACTCCCGTCAGCGCTATAACCACCATGATGCTGCGTCGCATCATCGGAAAGATTGAATGGGTATCGCCTGGGGTAAAGCGCAACGCTATCACCAAGCTGAAAACGATCATGGATGACGCTGTTCGCGAGGGGCTACTGGACAGAAATCCAGCAGAACTCTTGGACATGCCGAAGCGAAACCCGCCAAACCCGGACCCGCTTACCCTTGAAGAGGCCAGCAAGATAATCGCCAGCCTCTACGCTGCCGATCACTGGCCCAGCCACATATATGCTGCATTCTTTGAGTTCGCGTTTTTCACCGGTATGCGCTTGCAAGAAGTCATAGCGCTGCGCTGGGATGAGGTCGACTTTGAGAAACGCCAAGCCCGCGTGTGCAGAGTGATCGTTCGTGGTGAAATAAAGGAGCGCACCAAGACTAGAAAGAACCGCTATGTGCTCCTGAATGATAGGGCAATTCATGCCTTACGATTCGCCCAGGGCTACCTGGAGCGGCGAAAGAAAGGGAAAGGCAAGATCCTAGATTTCCCATATTGCTTTCCGCCTTCCAAGAATACCGTCCACATCCGCCAGACCTCCGACCTTCACAAACAGTGGATCCCAACGCTGAGCAGATTGGAGGTGCGACACCGGCCACCGTACAACTGTCGTCATACTTATGCGACAATATGCATAATGTCTGGAATGAATCCCTCCTTTATCGCCCAACAGCTCGGACACTCCGTTCAGATGCTGCTCTCGACATATGCGCGCTGGCTTAGCTCAAGCGGCGACTGGGGCGAGATGGAAAAGCTTCAAATTGGTCCAAAGTTGGTCCAAGGCTAAATCCAGAGCCGCGTAACTACTTGATAGGTAAAGTAATTGATCTCCACAGCTAACATCACGATGCAGTTCGGCCCCAAACCCCTGTTCGAGAACGTCTCGGTCAAGTTTGGTGCCGGTAACCGTTACGGCCTGATCGGCGCGAACGGCTGCGGTAAGTCCACGTTCATGAAAATCCTGGGCGGCGATCTCGAGCCTTCGGGTGGTCAGGTGATGCTGGAGCCGAACGTGCGTCTGGGTAAGCTGCGCCAGGATCAGTTCGCCTACGAAGAATTCACTGTGCTCGACACGGTGATCATGGGTCACGAAGAGCTGTGGAAGGTCAAGGCCGAGCGCGATCGCATCTACTCGCTGCCGGAAATGAGCGAGGACGACGGCATGGCCGTGGCCGAGCTGGAAACCGAGTTTGCGGAAATGGACGGCTACACCGCCGAGTCCCGCGCCGGTGAACTGCTGCTGGGTCTGGGTATCGGCATCGAACAGCACAACGGCCCGATGAGCGAAGTCTCGCCCGGCTGGAAACTGCGCGTGCTGCTGGCGCAGGCGCTGTTCTCCGATCCTGAAGTGCTGTTGCTCGACGAACCGACCAACCACCTGGACATCAACACCATTCGCTGGCTGGAAAATATCCTGACCCAGCGTAACAGCCTGATGATCATCATCTCCCACGACCGTCACTTCCTGAACAGCGTGTGCACGCACATGGCTGACCTGGATTACGGCGAACTGCGTCTGTTCCCAGGCAATTACGACGAATACATGACCGTGGCGACCCAGTCCCGCGAGCAGTTGCTGTCCGACAACGCCAAGAAGAAAGCGCAGATTTCCGAGCTGCAGTCGTTCGTCAGCCGCTTCTCGGCCAACGCTTCGAAAGCCAAGCAGGCCACCTCCCGCGCCAAGCAGATCGACAAGATCCAGCTGGCCGAGGTCAAGCCGTCCAGCCGCGTCAGCCCGTTCATTCGTTTCGAGCAGACCAAGAAGCTGCACCGTCAGGCGGTTGTGGTCGAGCGCATGGCCAAGGGTTTTGATGGTGTACCGCTGTTCAAGGACTTCAGCTTCACCGTTGAAGCCGGCGAGCGCGTGGCGATCATCGGCCCGAACGGTATCGGCAAGACCACCCTGCTGCGCACGTTGGTCAACGAGCTGCAACCGGATGCAGGTTCGGTCAAGTGGACCGAGTCGGCAGAGATCGGTTACTACGCGCAGGACCACGCTCACGATTTCGAAGATGACAGCACCCTCTTCGACTGGATGGGTCAATGGACCCAAGGCGGCGAGCAGTTGGTTCGCGGCACCCTGGGCCGCATGCTGTTCTCCAACGACGAGATCCTCAAGTCGGTCAAAGTGATTTCCGGTGGTGAACAGGGTCGCATGCTGTTCGGCAAGCTGATCCTGCAAAAGCCGAACGTGCTGGTGATGGACGAACCAACCAACCACTTGGACATGGAATCCATCGAGGCACTGAACCTCGCACTGGAAAACTATCCGGGCACTCTGGTCTTCGTCAGCCATGACCGTGAGTTCGTGTCCTCGCTGGCCACGCGCATCATCGAGCTGAGCCCGAGCGGCGTGATCGACTTCAGCGGTACGTACGACGACTACCTGCGCAGCCAGGGCGTGGCGTTCTAA